AGCTATCAATAAACACCTTGGTTTATCCTCCAGTGTCGATGTTTTTTATCGGGTGAAAGATAAAGACACTTACGTCTTATCTAACACAAATTTTAGCAGTTGGTAATTTATTTATTACACGTACTGCATCGTTGTTGGCCCAAGGCCACGGGGGTTTTGGGATACATAGGGCGACTCGGGATCGATGGCGCCACTTTGCTGGAAGCCCGGCATACCCATTGCACCAGGAATGGCACCTAATGCAACACCACCGAGACCGGCAGTAAGTGCTGCAGCAGGTACAGCGGCAGCAGCCATGCCCTTGCCAACACCACGAGTGAATTGTTGCTCTGAAGGAATGGGAATCCCTACAGATTTATCAATTAAACCCAAGATGGCATTTTGGCGCCTGGAACCTTCGGGCATACCGATGGCAGACTCTAGAAGAGATTTCTCGGCGGCGACCTTACCTTCTTTAACAGCCTTTAATAGGCCAGGTGCGTATTTGCCAGCAAGTGCGCGTGCACCAAGTAAACCAGCTGCGCCACCAAGGCCGCCAGCTGCTCCAGCAAGAATTGCGGAGCCTGGATCTTCACCTTGAGAAAGGGCGTACCCACCAACACCTAAAGCGGCGGCAGCAGGTACACCATATTTAAGAAGTGGACGCATGGCCTCACTCCATCACAAACAGTTTGTTAGCAACAACTTGAGGCTGAGCTTGGTTCAGGATGCGCCAGGCTTGACTGGGATCCATATCCATTTGCTGCTTGAAGGTGCCCCAGAAGTTCTCAGGCTGTTGGGGAGCAGCGGCTGCGGGAGGAGCAGGGAACTGACCAACGTAGTCATTCACGGGAGCAGTGGGATAACCACGGGTCTCAAGCTCAACTTCGCTTTCGTATACAGGGTACGGACCTTCGGGACCAAAGAAACGCAGCGTGTAATCGCTCAGTACATCGGGATTGGTCAGAATCTCGTTATAGGCAAGATTCTCGGTGTGCTCATCAATAGCAAATTCGGCATAGCCATTCAGCAGTTGCTGACCAGCTGCCATGCGTGCTTGGGCATCTTGTCCCCAGGCAACAGCACTATCCAGCATCCCTTCGAGTTGAAGGGCGTACTCATTTAGAATTGCTGGAGCTTCTGCCCCGTACGCGCTTAGAACGTACCGGCTTTGATCGCTCAGATTCAGGAAGTTTGCTGCCTGCTCCAAGGATTGAGCCGAGGAGGTTTGGGAAGAGTTGGGCGAGTAGGTCTGGTTGGGATACGAGATCTGCTGACCCGATTGTGGCGTATTGAGGTAGCTGGCTTGCTGCCCGAAGTTGGCTGGGCTGTAGCTCGTCGCTGGCGATTGTTGACCCTGGAACGGGGATTGCACTGGTGAGCTCAGCAGGCCCACCACTTTGTTGAACGCCGATTCCCATGGGTTGCTGCCCGCCGTCTCCGGTTGGGATTGGGGGGCGTACTGAGTAGGGGCGGATTGGTAGCTGGGGGCCGCCTGTGGTACTGCTTGGGGGTAGCTCGTACCCACCTGATACGCCACCGGAGCCGCTTGGTAAGCTTGGGCTGCTGGTGCTGACGGAACCACGTAGCTGCTCGGAGCTGGAGCTGTCTGTACTTGGCTCGTCTGTGGGATCGACTGGACGGTAGCGTCCTGCATAACTCATCTCCTTTTGTAAGGCTTCTAATGTTCGATACAGATATGGAGTCAAATCCAGTCTTGGATCCGCAGCCATCGGTAAGTCTGGTGCCTGCGGGTGAGGAGTCTGCATCATTCCCCCCACCAGTTTCGCGAATGCAGAATAAGCACCCTGCAATTCGTTAACCATCCTGAATGGGAACCCAGATAACATCTCGGCCCGTTCCTCATCCGTCTTAGACGGGAAGAGGTATTTCAGTGCTTCAATGCTATCAACACCTAATTCTTGTAGGTTGCGGACCACGATTGAATTATTGAGGATGTCTTGGGTAGAGTCCTCATAAACCGGGCCTAACCAACGCCACAGAACAGTTAGATCACCATCAGGAATTAGTCCTTGTACTTTGGGTGGTAATTGACCTGTTTCGATACAAGCCATTAACAGATACTTTAGCTTATCTTCGAAGGCTTTCATGGCTTCTTCGTAAGCACCATATTCTTCCGGTGGTGCATCTGGAGATGGTTGGACAGGCTTTTCAAAACCAGCAGAAGCAGCTAATGTCCTCCTGAAGAGTTGCTCTTCTTGATAAATAATCAATTCAAAGCAACGACAAATGCCATGCGTATAAATGGCATTGGCTTTTTTCTTGGATGTAGCAGATACACGACCAAAGAGGGATTTATATTCTGTTGCCGTTACACCCGCAGAAATTGACAATTCGTCAACACCACCTAAAGCTGTACGAATCTCTTCGCGATATTGACGAGCAAACGCATTCTGATCACCAGTGATAGCATCGGGAACGATGTAGCCAACACGGTCGTTTGGTTCCAGGTTTGCAATAATCCTTGGCACACGAATCTGACCATCAATGCTGCGACTGACTGGGTCAGCCTTGAACATTGATTGGCTCAAAGAAGAGGGACTTGTAAAGCCAGAGTTCGCTGCAATAGAAGGTCTTTGAATTGTGGTGTCGCCACCAGCTTCAATCAAGTCCGTCTTGGGACGAGAGGAGAGGAGAGTTGGATTACCAAAGAACTGAACGTTCTTACGCATGGTGCGAACCATTTCATCGTGCGTGATGATGTGGTTGGCCATCGCATCAAACTCCCCTACGCCTTCATTCGAGAAGCCTTTGGGATTGTTGAAGATCTCAACACAGGGAATAAAGTTGAGAGTGTTAACAAAAGTCTTTGTTTTACCAGGGGCCATGAACTCCGGCATGTCAAAAGACATCTCGGATTCAGAATGGGTTTCTGTAATTTCTTTTGATTTGATTGACAGGCGAATATATCTTTTGGTACCTGTATTCTCTAAAGTTGTTTTACCAACCAAGTTCGTAGTATTGATGCTGCCAAAACCGTTGCCGCGCCGAACTTTATAGCTGTAGATCACCACAACTTCTTCCAGGTCGCCATCTACGTTGTAGAAAGTTCTATACTCATGCTCCCTGAAGTAATAAATGCGGTAGTTCTTGGTAGTAGGGCGTATATAAAACAAGCCCGTACCATCACACAAAAAGTAATCCCAGATGGAATCTAAGCGTACATCAAGCTGGTTGTATTTGACAACTCGGTCAATAAAGTCTTTGCGTTGATTTCCGAAGTTATCTTGTCCTGGAAAAAATTCAACACCCTGGCGGATGCCAAACATTTTCATTTGAGCCAGGTGGGACGCAACAATGCCGGTATCAACAGTTACAGAACTGTCTTTATCAATGTAAGCATTGATGATCTCTTGTAGCCTGGCTTTAGCGTCTGCCATTATTTATCCTGTTGTCTTGAATAGATACTAGCAGTTTAGTAAACGTATTTCGCACCAATGTCGCCAGGAAGCATACCTGCAACATTACCCATATTTCCCATTACAGAAGCCTGAGGGAATAACTTTGGACCGGGGAGATTAATGCGATTGTAATATTCTTGAAGAGCACCTGGATCGCTATCCCAATCTTTAAGCCGATCTAGTTCAGACTGAGGCATGTTCTTGAAAGGGCTTGGTGCGTTGATCTTGAAACTAGGATCACGAGCCAAATTCATGACCTCACCCGGATCACCGTAATACGGTAGGGGGATCATTTGAGGGGCACCGTCAATCTGTGGACGATACACAAGATCACGAAAGGCAAGATTACCGCCTACCGGAATACCACCTTTGATACTTGTAGTCATTTAAGCAATCTTCTCTTAATTTTATTTTACTCTTCTAATACTTCGTAGCCAGTGGGATCGTTTACTTTTGACAAAATAATCCCATTGGAACGGACATCCCAGTCAAGCAGATCTCCTTCCTGCCAGCCAAGGCTTTCAATTAATTCATCTGGTAATTCCAAGAAGCAGTCTCCGTTGTTATCTTCCTGGACTTCAAGGATGTAGCTCATTTGGACAAAATCTTTTCCATAAGCTTATCAAGCTTATCGTTAATTTGTCGAAAATTATCATGCATTTCTTTTATTTCTCTTAAGAAATCAACCTTTAACACGTAATCCAAAGGCATTCGGTTGATCTGATCTTCTAGTACATCAATCCGTCTTTTCTGGGATCCGATGTAATCAAAAGCTTGCTGCACTTTTTCGTGTTGCCTTTGTAGTATTTTATTGGCTACCCAAGAACCGCCTGTGATTGAGGAGGCAATAGCGGTTAGCCCTATAGCAATATACTCGGGTCCCATCACAAGACTTTTCTTTTTATTTTAAAACTAGTAATCAAGTTGTAATTTTCCTTTCTTCATGAGTCCGTTCACAAGCCATACAAGGGCGTCAACACAGTCGTCATGACCGCTAACACCAAAGTTGGTCAGCTCCTCAAACATTGCAGTAAAGGTTCGGTAACGATTGAAGATAATCTTGCGATCTTCAAACATACCCATAATTCCACGGAAACGCGCAAGTTTGTCGCCACGAAATCCCTTGACCGGATGCCAAATTAAGTTGTAAAGATTTTCGCCTGTCAAGCAGATGCGTTTAAAATCAGCCTCTAAAGAAGCCTGGTACTGCACCGCTTCAGACCATACGTCACACGTTGAATGAGTAGGGAAATAAATATCGTTTTGATCTTTACCAATGATGGACCAATCATTAAGCAATTCTTTGAGAGTATCTAGTTTTTCTAGATTGCCCATGACGCGCAAGCGGCGGTAATCAATAATGTGGATCGTGTCTCCAATGCGACCACCCAATACGAACACCGTGTAATCGTTCTTTTCTTTTGTGCCAGAGGATAGGTCAACCCCTACGCCAAGACAATCAAACTCAGTGGCAATCTCAGCTTTAATCAAGAGTTCTGGAGCGAGTGACAACTCGTTCTGTCTGACAATCTGATTCATGTACTGAAAGGAAAAAGCAATTGGCGCCTGACGTTTTTTCTCTTTCAGATACGATAAGGACCACATTTCCGGCCAATAAGATTCTTCATCTCCCGTAACGGGATCTGAGGTAACAGCCGGAAGGACAATCTGCATCCAGTTGTTATTCGCATTAAAAGTAGTCGCATGAATATCATCATGCCGGAATCTAGTTCCAAGGCAAATCGCTCGTGCACCTTCGAACATCGTTGGTGCAATCACGGCGTTCCAGTTGTCCTGCATCATTTTCCTGATGTCAGGGTTAGAGATATCAGATGAACTCTTAATAGGGTCATCAATGATACAAAGGTGAGAGCGCTTGGATGTCACCGAGCCTTTCAAGCCAGCAGCGCAAAGAGTAAATTGCTCATCACCGGTTGTATCAATACCTGCAAACTTATGGTCAATTGACCAATACTCATTACTGGTTACGTTCTTTAAAAGCTTTACCGTTGGAAAAACTTCTTGATATTTTTTACTTTCAATGATTCTCTTAATCGTTGCCGACTTAGAACGTGCGATATCAACCGTATAAGAAAGATAAAGAATCTGCAATGGTTTTTTGTCGGCCGTATGCACTCCAATGGCCCATGCCGTAAACAAACCAAGGACGGTAGATTTGGCTGAGCCCCGTGGAGCTAAGAGATCAATATTCGGTCCACCAATTTTTACAAGGCACTGACTATCGTCTTGTGTTACCAGGTACTTGTGCCATTCCTTGTGATGCCGAGCAGGTGGTTTATCTGCGACGTACTCACAGAAAAAACCAAAGTCTTCTCGTGCTCGTTCCAGGTCTTCTTGATTGTCCGTCTTGCGTATCTGACGATTTTTTGCAGCGGCAAGTGCTGTACGTCGATAAGCAAGATGGATATGAGAAGCCACGTAAAGTATGCGTAATTACTACGATACTAACTTATTTTTTTGCTTTCTGTTCTTTATACTTGCGTGCTTTATCTAAAGCAGCGCGACGCTTTTCTTTATCATTCATCTCTGTGCCATCTTCTTTCTTGGCTTCTTTCTTTTTGAAATGCTCCAAGAGTTCAGGAGGCATTTTATTTTTAGACATGAAAATTATTCGCTTAACTGCATTTTAGCCCATACACTCATTGAGGCATCTTGCAGAGGTCCTTCAATGGGCTCATCTTTAAAAATAGAAAGTATTTCACGCAATGCTCTATCGGCACCTGCCATTAACAAACCTTTTTTATCCTTATTAGATGTAAAAGTTTCAACTTGAGAAATAGTACTACGTAATTCTTTTTGCATTGCCGCAATACGAGCAACGCCTGAATCACGTTTTACAACACCAGCCTCAATGTCGTCGCGGAGTTTTTTAATATCTTCTTGCATCTCCTGAATCTCAAATAACAAAATCTCCCTGTGGTCAGGCTTGGGATAGTTCTGTTGATACCAGCAATCACAAGAGGATATGGCCCCAGAGTAGCCCAGGAAGCGAGCGTAGAGATAGCACTCAATCAAGGAATAATTAGACTCAGCAAACGCTAGAAATGCTTCCTGCGTTGCCGAGTCTTGATTGTCAAGCCAAAGCTCAAACAGATCAGAATTTATACGCTCGTTGAGACTGTTTGTAGTCCCTGGCTTCGTCCGATTGAGAGAACTCTTGTTGTTGGCCACGGGTTTCACGTTCTTGTTTACCAGCTTCTTCCATTTTCTTCTTGGAAAACTCATAGGCGACACCAGCCGCCTGGCGATATTTATCAATATCAAACCAGTCGTCTTCTGTAGAAGGAAGATCAGGCCTTTCGTCTGCCATGGTTTTTAAAATCAGAAGTTAGACATCATGCTGGCAATACCCTGAGCAAAGGTGCCCTTGCGAGATTCACGCGCACTTTGCTGGGATTGCTCCATCTTAGAGCGCTGTAAGCGATTCAAAAGATCTTGGAATTTACCAATATTCTCGTCGGAAAGGTAATCCATCGCTCCGCCAGGATCGACTTCCGTATTCTTTCCGATTTTAGAGGTTTCGTTTTTGGTAGTGCTACTTTTTTCCTTTGCTTCTCGATCAGCTTTTTCTTTTGCTTCTCGCTCTCGAGTAGTTTTTTCTTGTGCTTCTCGCAAAGCTCCTTGACGCATTTCATCACGAACTTGCTCTTGAAGCTTGCCTCGCATTAAATTGGGGTTAGCCTTGACAAAGTCAAGCATTTCTTGACTGCTGACGCCCCGTTTTAAGTTTTCCAGGTAATCTTCGCGACCAAAGAAGTCAGGGCTTTGCCCAAATTTTGTAGAAATTTTAGCCATTTTAAAAATAAAATCAGAAGTTAGACATCATGCTGGCGATACCCTGAGCAAAGGTACCCTTGCGAGATTCACGCGCACCTTGCTGAGCTTGTTCCATCTTAGAGCGCTGCAGGCGATTCAAAAGATCTTGGAATTTAGCAATATTCTCGTCGGAAAGGTAATCCATCGCTCCGCCAGGATCGACTTCCGTATTCTTTCCGATTTGGGATGTAGAGTTACTATCTTTAGCCATTTTAAAACAAAGTCGTGTTTTTTAAATTATAGCAAGGTTAGCTTAATGCGTAACCAATAAGACCAAGCATACTAGACAAGCCGCGAATGTTTTCAACCTTTGCCATACCAGCATTAACAACGTTTTGCATATCTACATTTTTTAAGTGTTCAATATCTCCGATTGACATTCCTTGCCCTGATTTTAAACCATACGAACTGGCAAGTGCTTGATTACCAGGAAGTATGGATTGATAAGTATTAGAGATTAAGCCTGACTTGTCTCGGCCTATGTTGCCATATTCAAGCTGAAGTTTCTCTTGGTCTGCCGTCAGTAAATAAGGACGTGTAATTTGACTAGAAGACAATTGCTCACGCATATAGCTTGGCATTTCACTTGCGGTAATGCCTTGAGCTTTTGCTTGCTGGATTAAACTTTTTTCTAACTGAGGAGTTACAATTCCCTTGCCTAAACCAAGAAGATTTGCTTGGGTAGACAAAGCACCGCTCACCATTTCTTTGTACTGAACGCCAGGGGCAAGTTCTCCTATTCGTTTGGTAAGAGAAGATGTTGCTTTCTCAGGATCAAAAGCTGCGGCTCTCGCTCGTAGTTTATCGGCTCTGGCTTTATCTTTTTCAGGATCAATTAATGCCTGCCTTTCCTTTAATTTTTGAAGTTGCGCAAAAATATCTTTTTCCGCTTGCCGATTTGGCGTGGGATCATAGTCTTCACTGCCAAGTAATGCATCAATTTTTTCTTGTATATTAACGCCACGGTTTTCTAATTTGTCGGCTTTTTCTTCCCAAGTCTGGGGCCTCGCTTCAATATCTTTCTTTTGCTGGATTAAATCCTTTCTTTTATTATATGTTTTGGGGTCGTAGCCAGGGATGGGGCGCAGGTCTGCAAGCTCTGTAGAAAGCCGTGTACGCTTAGCAGGTCCTCCGTAACCTTTGGCCTCTTCCTTAAAAGCTTGAGAAGCAGATAAAGGATCTAAAACACCACTGCGAATTTGTTGTTTATAACTACCAAAAATTTCTCCAATTGTTTTTTGTTTTTGAGCCGTTCTTTCTGCGTCAGTTTTTGCATCTTGTTTTTGTTTTGTTTTAAAAAGTTCTTCAAAATAAGACTTTGTAACAAGCTCGTCGTCATTATTTGCTTGACCGAAAGAAATAGCACTAGTTGGGGAAATACCACTCATGACTTAAATCCTGTAGAAAGGTGACCCACCTGCAAGTGGAGAAAAGCCGCCGCCTGTACCAGCTAATGCACGTTGATTATAAAACTCTTGCGCAGAAAGTTTTTGTGCTGCGGGAGATGCAGCAAACGATGCCATCAAAGCTCGTTGTGCTGGATCAAAACGAAACACACTTGCTTCTTTTGCTTTCTGTTGGAGCTCGTAATCTAATTTATCGCGTTTAATACCGTACTTACCTGCAATTCTTGCTGCTCCTTTTGTTGCTGCGGCAGATTGTGCAGCGGCATCGCGTGTGGCATCGGCTGCTTGAGATGCTCCAAAAATAGAAGCACCAGCACCAATAAGACCCATTGCAATTCCGGGAAACATTGATGATCCTCCTAATGAACCGTAGCTAGAGGTGGGTGTAGATGATGGCGCTGTTCCTATCGCACCTGAAAACCCTGGCTGATATGGAGGACTACCACCAAAAGAAGTGGTTGCCGCTCCGAAACTAGGGCTGCTCCAGGTGGTTGAAAGGCCTGAAGGGAAGTATGTTGTCATTATTCTACAGCCCCTTTGTTAATTAACTGAAGTACTTAAAGCGGTCTCGTAAGTTTGCGCTCTGAATGCCACCCTGCAGAATAGGACTAATGTTCCTGGGAATCTCTGCCAGGATACCTAGTGCATCTCTGTTATAAACAGTGTTTGCAATTGTTTGGGGGATGGAGGCAAGTTGTTTCATGCCAAATGCATCCCATGCCTCTTTTTTGCGTACATCACTGTACGCTTGAAGCTCTTCCCTCATTCGTTGAGGATCATAAAGATATTTTTGTTGCGCAAGACCATAACGCAAGAAACCTTGTAAGTCAGGATCTTTAATCCCTTCCAAAGCGCGTTCTTGCTCTGCGTAAGGATTTTGAGTCAAAGGCCTAATTAAAGGATCATAACTATTCACAGCAGGACTTATGGGATTTGTGTAATCAGCTTGGTCTAAGTTGAGGTTTAGACCATACTTACCAGCAAGAGGACCAGGCATGATCAGCTAATCGAAACGCTAGGAGACTGAAGAGCAACCATGTAAGGATTGCTGGATAAAACCTGACGCATGGTGGCACCACGCTCCCGTTGAGCATCGAGCATTAAATTGGACTGTGCACCAAGGGTCATCTGCTGTAAATACGCATTGTTCTGCGCATTCAACATTGTTTGGGCACGTGCCAGGCGGCCCCGCTCAATCTGCTCAATCAATGGAATCTCTTTTTGCATTGCATAGAGATTCGCTTCAATATTGGCTTTCTGTAAATCTATCTGATTGCTGGTATAAATTCCAAGTGTATTACGGAATTGTGTTTCGCCAAGCTCGTTGATGGCACGTTGTGTAGCAAGTTGAGAAGTCAGTTCTGCTTCTTTGCCACGAATGGGTTCATTTGTTGCACGTGCTTTGATCCGCTCCGCTTCTGAAGCAAAGGCTGGTGCACCAACACTTGCGCCAATTGCAGGAAGAACGGCCTGGGCAGCTTTACCGATTAGACCAAATTTACCTGTCGTTGGCAGGAAGCGAGCAACTGCTGCACCGGTAAGGCCACCTGCTGCGCCACCTAACAAGCCACCTGCAGCTCCCAGGGGGCGATCTGCTTGTAATTCAGAGTAAGCAGTACCAAGGGCGGGGATAGCACCTAAACCAAGCCCAAGACGACCTGTTGGAATTCCTCCCAAAAACGCAGAGGCACTGGATAATCCACCTTGTACTTTTCCAAGTGTTTCACGGGCGAATTGCTTTGCTTGATCAGATTGGCTACCACGGAGCTTTATGGGAGTGGCACCCCGGCCCTGCAAAGCTTCTGCTGGTATCTCACCTGCTTGAGCGCGACGCAATAAATCAGCATCCGAATAATAAGCTCTAGGATCGAGGCCTGCCTGCATCCTTGCTAATTCTTCAGGGGTCATTATGATTAGCTGTTTTTTATATCTTAAATTCTATCAGTATTCATACTTTGATATTCACCAATTGTTGGTAGCTGCGGACGATTTGCTTTAGCAATTTCATTATTGATAACATTACCAACGACAACACCACCGATGGATCCTAGTGCGCCACCAAGACCAGCACGTTTGAATGTTTTTGATGGATCCTTGCTAAGTCTTGTTGCCATCGCTGTTGCAGCAACACCACCAGCCAAGCCAGCAACCATTGGAATCGTCACTGGATAATTCAAGACACGCATCTCCGGAACACCCTGCAAGTTTTCTGGAGTCGCTTTGACAAGACCTAGGAACCCACGGTCTTGGTAATAATTTCTCAAATAATTACCATAGCGCTCAGGAGTGAGATCGGGAATATCTTCTTTGGCTGTTTCATACTTCAAAGGACGGCCCGTACGTCCCAAGAAAAACCGCTCAAATGTTTCTGCAACAGGTTGGGTAGATTCACGTCGATCTTCTGAACCTTCTTCTGCATACTGTTGAGAAAAACCCTTGGGCCTGAACTGCTGACTGATATTAGTAATGTCATAAGCGCCAGCAGCAGCAACGGCTGGTGCAGTAATACCCAAGCCAATCAGACCTGTTTTTAAAGGGCCAAGGTTTTGATAGGCTTCTTCACCAATTGATTTCTCAATGGCTTTCTCCGCAATAGCCAATGGATGGTTGTAACGCCAATAGACGCCACGTGTACCATCATTTGTTAAATCTGTAAGAACACGAGCGCTAAATGCGCCTAAAAATTGAGCAGGTGTTTCGCGTAAAGAGATGCCTTCTTCTTTTAATTTCTTTTTGAAACGTGGTGCCAGGGTAGTTGGATAAACTTCTTGTAGCTCAGTAGAGATACCCTCAGAAGTTAAAAAGCCCTGTTTAAGTGCGGCACCAAGATTTTTGACTTGTTGGGGAATCATGCAATCCTCCGCAACTCAGTGGCTTGCTGCATGTAATCAATTGGCTGGAAACTTTGCCGACGCCTAGATGCAACTTCTTCCAAAGAAGGCATCTGCGCTAAGAAATCCCTGAATAAGGTTGACTCCGCACCCTGTGCTTGAAGCATCGTTCCAGGGAACAAAGCCATGGTTGGGTCGTTGTTGATCATGTCGCGTTGCAGCAGTTGTTGTGCAATTTGCTGCTGTTGAGACATATCGGTAGGCACTGGTTGGGCTCTTGTGGTACCAAAAGCTACATCAGTGACCATGGGGCCAATAATCGATGCACCTACATTGACAGTATTTTCAAGGCCAGATGGCACTTTTCGTGTTATTTGTTGGCCGTTTTTTAAGAGAGTTTCAGTTACTGGACCACCAGCTAATTTTCTAGCTCCTAGTGTAGCTGGGTAAGAAATTAAAAGATCACTCAGCCCATACTTAATTGCTCCAGTGGGTCCTTCTGCAAGTCCCCCCAAGAGAGCATTAACACCGCTACCAATAGCAACATTGGATAAAACGTCTTTATTTTTAGCGGCGTAATTAAGTAACTGCTGAAAAGCTTTCATATTTATCTACCTTTTTAATAATTATAAATCGTTAAGTCTTGGGGCCAGCCTGCTGTTGTTTTTGTTGCTCTTTTACTTGCTCTTGCGAAGCAGGTTGCTTGGCTTCATTTGGTTTAATCTCTGTTTTATTTTCACTGCGCTCAGCAAGCAATTCCGCAACTGACTTATTTCCTTCCATTTCACTTTCGGCGCGACGTTCAGCCTGTGCCATGATAAAGCCCCTGGGATCAGGGTTGGCGGCACGCGGCATTGGGTTCTTTGCTTTTTTCTCTGGATTTATAGTTGGGCTATAGCGATATGCTTCGACCCACAAATCTGTAAAGTCGGGTTGATCGCGAGGATTTTGAGCAGTGCGTGGGCGTCCACTATTAAAATCGTAATCTTCGATACGATCGAAATGACCCAAACCAGCAAACATCTGGTATTCAGTTGAATCATCTCCAACAAAATTAAGATTTGGATTTAATTTAAGTTTACGAGTCTGCAGTTTGTTTAAAAGATCAGCAGAAGAAAGGCGTGAGGGGATCCAGGGGGCATCACCTGTTTCGGGCTTAGTCGCAAACAGTTGATGAAAATTAAGTTTGACTTTATTTTCAAAAGGCGAATCAATGTAGCGATTTAGTTTGAGGCGATGATCTTTTGCCATTTATGCTTTACCTTCGGCTTTCTTTTTCTTATGTAAGCCTACAAGAGTTTTGCGTAAGTTTGCTTGTTTTACAGTTTTTTCATCATATTTATCGGGATTAGAAAGAACGTTTTCCTGAAGCTGGGCTGAAGTAATACCACGGCGTTTTGCTTTTTTTGTGAAAGCGCCTTCCTTCATCTCCATGCCTTGAATCCACTTCTTTTCTTTTTTCTTTTCTTCGGCCATGATTAACGTTTCGCGCGACGACGCTTGCCTTGTGCAAGTAATTTTTGCATTGCTACATCTACATTGGAAGAGCTACGGCGATACTCTTCAGCAGAAGTAGATACCTCGAAGGGAAGTTGTGGAGCAATAACATCTATTGTACCACCAGCTTCTGAGATGTTTGGCGTTAGATCAACATAGAGCTGTTGGGGAGTGTATTGATAATCTCCAGTTAGAACCCTGGAAGCAGGACCCATTGTTGGCGCAGCTTTTCCAGTGTATGGGTTTTGTGTACGAGCGAAAGAGCCAATGCGAATACCAGAAACTTTTTCCGTACCAATCCGTTCGCCGGTAGACGGATCAACAACCGGCACAGTACGCAATCCTTCTCCAGTCTGCGGCGTTTCCATTGCGGCACGCAAGTTTGCTAACTGAGCCCCAGTGGATGATCTGATGGCTTGCGGTGTAGCCGTGGTAAGTAGCTGACCTGTTCTACGGTCACGAATTACTTGGGGAGCGGTCTCGACCGTTGGAGAGAAGAAAGAAACATCGCCTTCATAAGTTTCGGTATCCACAGTACGTGCCTCTACTCCACCAGTGCCCGCAACTTTGGTGAAGCCGGGGAGGGGAACAGGATCCATAGCTGCATATTTAGGATCAATTAAAGGTTCTTGTTTTTTACCTTCTGAAATCATTAACGGGCGATTATTTGCACTCACCTTGGCAGGACGCACGTACACATCGGAAACCTGCATCCCAGGCTGAACGTCTTTAATAAAAGCAAAAGCCTCTGCTGGAAGACCACCTTTTTTAGTACGTTGAAGAACAGGAAGGGTGATGCGTTTTTGAGTAACAAGATAGCTATTTAAATTATCAATTAAAAATTCTTGACGTTGGAGAGCGCTAAGCTCTCCTTTTGAATTAACGGTATTCCACCGTTCTGCGGCTTTATTAATCACACTATTAATTTCATTTCGATCCAGGGAGATATCGCGGAGATTGGGATCACTCCCGACAAGACCACGCAGTTGTTCTTCTCCTACTTTTTTCTTCTTGGAAGAATCTACCCACCAATTTCCTTTATCATCTTGAAGCAGACGCTCTTGAACAGTTTTATATTCTGTGACGGGTTGCGTACTGATAAGCGGAGAAACTTCTGTAGTAGCGGGTTGATAACGACCGGGGAGTTTACCGCCGCTAGTCGGATCATAACTTGGGTCGTCAACTGAGATGCGTCCTTTATAAGCGCCAAGTTCACGAGCGCGTCCGCCAGCTTGAACAACTTTAATTGGTTTACCAGCGACATTAGTGCGTGTTTCTTCCAGGCGTTTACCAGCGCCAACGAGAACAGCACGGCCTGTCCGAGGATCAAATGTCCAGCCAGCAGCCGGATCACCTTCTAACGTCTCACGGGCGGGAATGACGCGATCTACTTCACGCAACTGACGCCTGGAGCCAGGAACCATTCCTTCTGCTTCTGATGCAATACCAGGAATAATGCTTTTACCTCCTTTGGTTGTCTCTTCAAAACTACGAGTAGCCACAAAACCACCGGGGCCTTCAACATCACCATAATCAGCTGCACTACTTTCGTAATCACTGGTACGACCACGACTCAAATTAAGATCTTCTAGATCAGACGTGGTATCAATTTCAAAATTACCGGTGTTTGGATTGTAGGCATAGACATCAGAGCCGAATTCGCCCGTTACCTCTACATCTCCTTTGCGTCCAGTTATGCCAGCACCTTCTGCCATAACTTCATAATCTAAATTGCGCCCAACACGACCGCCACGTACGGCGAGAGTTGTCCCAAGAAGATCAGAAACGGACTTTGTTGGAACAGACGGATCAAGTAAGGCAGCAACATCAAGTTGAGTTAAAGGTTCCATGGAACCAGGTTTGTATTCACTTGCCGATGCAGAAATGCGATGGAAGATTTCTTCCTGACTTAAACCAAGTTGCGGTCCAAGATTTTGTAGTACTTTTGCATTTTGTGGTGCTTTGCTTTTTTGAATGGCAAGTGCTTCTTGTGCAGCGCGTTGAGCAACGCCTTCCGGAGAGCGATATCGTTGTTGTCGAATAAATGCTTGAGCTTGCTCTTCTAATCCTGGCGGTAAGCCACCAGACCAATCACTCTGCTCAAAAAGATAACTTGCACGTTTTAAAGAAGACAGTGGATCATTAAGATCAGTCTTTGCTGAACCAACTTGTCCATACTCAGTCATCAACTTTTTTTGACGACCGCCCATACCTGTGCGAGTAGTATCAACATCTCTTTGATCGACTTGAGTGCTTATCCGTGCAACAGCTTGATCAACACCAGTGTCATTTGCTTGATTTTGTTGATTAACAACTACAGGCTCTTCTACTTGCTGAAGAGTTGTTAAGTCAACGGTTGCTTCTGGAATGGCAGCTTCCCTACGCGTAGGTACTGCAACCTCCTGCACCTGACCAACAACTTTAGAAGGTTGGACATATTGCTTCGGTTCTACTGAAGGAGCAGTGGCAACCTTTGCAAGATCTTTTTTTGTAATTCCTGCAGCTACTGAAACTGGTTTTTGTGCTGAACCACGCAAGAAACGACGTGCACCAAAGCCGATGCCAGCTAAACCACCTGCGGCAAGAGCGCCAAGTCCTAAGGTTTCAAGTAAATTAGGCCCTTGTTCCGGTGCGCGGAGCTGATTACGCCGAAATTCAAGCACCTCTGGCGCCATCTCTGCCCTTTCTTCCGGATCTTCGGGGTATGGGGCTCCAGTGGCGCGGCTGTAGGCGTAAAAATCAGCGGCAGAAAGGGCCATGGGACGTATTTATTGTGTTTTACGGGTATTTCTTGTTCAATTCTAGATGTATGTAGCCCTCAAACAGAAATTAAAAGGAACTAAACTAAGAATATTGAGAAATAAAAGTAATGTTTGGCCCCACAGCTCAAATTAAAGAGGAAATTGCTGCTGATACGGATGAAGCACAGAAGCAAGTTGCGTATCAAGGCATTGAAGAAGAGGCGCAAAGATTAAAAAATCGCGGTGCGGATGAATTTGAGGTGCAAGCTTTCCGTCAAGGAGCAAGAGAAGAGGTTGCTAGGCAAAAACCTGATTACGGCAAGTACAAACAAGCGGCAAAACAGGCGGCACAATACCAGCAAACTGTACGTTAAGTACAAAATTTAAACAAGGGTCAAACAAGGGGGTTAACACCCCCTCTTTTTTGTCTATATTTTTGGGGTCGAAAATATTTTTTGGTACATTTTTTATTTTATATATTTTTATTTCTAGGAATTGCCAACTTTTTGGGCCTAAAAAGGACAAAAATTATCCGAGTAGTCTACCAACACCCAACAGGAATGGGATGTGGGTAGAAAAAAAGAAAGGTGTAAGGGATAAGTAGAGGTAACGGGGGCTGCGCATCCGTGTAACGCAGGCGTTCCATTGCAATTTAGTTTAATGACAAAGGTTAAGTATGATTGGCGTTCGAAGGTAGGCGAGCGGCCTACCGAAAGTAACGTAGAGCTTTTCCACAGTTATGTGGAGATGGCGAATGAGTTACTTGAGGAGTTTAGTTCAGCCGACTTTATCTATTCCGAGGTTAGGCAAGTATGTCAACCGACGTATTTGTTTCAGGTATTACTTGAGATGCGAAGCGATAAGCTAAGCATGAGAGTATATCATACCGAGGAAGGACTGAAGGCAATCATGATTCACAAAGTGTGAAGGTTATCCTTAGCTCTGTAGTGTACCAGCTGCAGAGTTTTCTATAGCCCTCAGGCTTTCTTTACCCACAAACTGTCACATCCAGGACAGAAAGTGTCACATTCATTGACTACTTTTGTCCAATTCCTGTACTTTTTGGATGTATTTATGCTATAATCTCTGGTCTATAATTTTTGGAATCGCTGACTGTAGTTCGTTAGGTTCTAGAAATGTAGCGGATTGTACCAGGTGTTTACATATTTAATCCCGACCTTTGAGGTCGGATATACATACATTATATCCCAGGCATCTCGTCGAGCTGGACGTTAAACGTAGCAGACAACTCGGCGGTCGGTCACGACCTTGGCATCCACACTTCAGTGGTGTAAGCCCAAGCTCACCCTACGGAGTAACAACGTGACCAGCACCACCATCGCCACCGTTCGTCAGATCGATTGCGTTGACATCACTGAGATGTCACGTGATGAGATCTTCGAAATGTGTGGCGTACCAACCCGGCAGGAAGCTGGCGATAACGTCATGCTCCAGGTCCTTGACCTGCTTGAGTATGGCCGTAGCCAAGTACTTACTGCCGACCATCTCCAGACTATCAAGTCCTACGTGGACGAGATGCTGGAGAACAACTGATCCGTTAAAGCGGGTGACCAGGTGCAAACCCTGGTCCAGTTATTACCCACAGCGGAGATGGGTACCGCACACACGGAGAACACCCGTGATTGACCTGACTACTGGTTGGGTACAACATCTTGGTGTACCTGGTGGTTTCCACCTTGTATACATCGATAGCCTCGTTGGCGAAATCTCTATTGTCACTGGACCCAAGGGTTCAGGACTAATGGCAGCCAACGATCCAGGCTCAGAGACCACGTATGAAGCGTGGTTTCCAGGCATGTGTGACCCAACCGGTTACCTGACACTTGCCGAATTGCAGGGCATCATCAAGTTCATGCGTCAGCGTGAGCAAGAACGCCTTGCTTGGCAAGATGAAGACTGAGTCCGTATAAGCGGCATTGGCAGGTGCAAACCCTGCCTTCAGTATTGCCACAATCCAGTGGCATCTATCTACACCACACGATCATGATCAAAGCACAGAACATGTATGCACTTATCATTATCCAGGCATTTGCCATGGGTATCATCGCTGGCCCAGTCGCTGGTTACTTCATTGATAAGGCAACTGCCAAGCAATGCATAACTCATGACTGGCCCAAGGATGCCGATCAAATCCACAGGGATTGGTGTGTAGCGAACGGCTACAAGATCTAGGACTCCTGCTCTGGGGGCTACGGCCCCCTCAACAGGACTCAACATCCTGTACCCACTACCAACTCAACATCATGTCAATGATCAAGAACTCTTACATCGTGCTTTCCAACGGTTACATCGTTGGCTATCACAAGACAGAAGACGAAGCTCATTCCCAATCTCTTCAGCTTGCTGAGGAGTGGAAAGAGCAGAGTGATCTTGGCGCTGAAGTCCCAGCTCCTCGGCTGGCTGTCCTTGATTTCAATAGTTACTGGCAATTGATGGGAGAACTTCCCTTCTGACTCCTGCTCTAAGACATTCCGGGGTGGTATATATGTACTACCCCGGTTGTTTTACTGCAGGCACTCAGCCTGCTATTCATTTCATTCGACACCATGACCAAGCTCAACATCCGCAAGAACATTGCGTCCATCCTTGTCAATACTGCAGCCGCAGTAGAGAATGCCAAGGTACCTACCAAGGATGACATTGGCTCTAAGCTACATGACATTCGTTGTCGTACTGCTGCACTTGTCATGCCTAATGACATGGCATTCGTCATTACTCCTAAGAACAACATCTGATCATGCGTACCAACTGCTTTAGTGATTCCTGTGTGGCTATCATTCTTGGTTCTGGCTTGGGTCTACTGCTATCTGTTGGAGCGCAGAAGCTTCTCAACAAACACTACCAAGCCACATGCCACGATAGACCGGGACACAATCTGATCTACGTCCAAGGATTCCTTGGCGATACGTACTACTGCATCAACAGTAAGTACGTGAACTGATCTCTGCACTTTCCCCTTATTTCCTATTGGAGATGAGGGGTTTCTGCAGGGCTTAGCTCTGCATCACACCACACGACACCAAGTTAGTTCAATGAACTACCAAGCTGTTGAACAACTCCTCACGCAAGATGCTCGCCTGCTTGCCAGGAGAGATGCCCCTGTGATTGACGAAGAACTTGAGGCGCAGCGTCAAGCTGCTCTCGAGATCTTTTTCCAATGGCAGGATGGCATGCGTGATTACCAAGATCTCATGCCGTTCTGCGTTGTACTCCAACGTAAAGTAGATCTCAACCGAGAGCTGCTTCGTTGGGAACGCAAGCATGAGGACTGACTTCTGCACTGAGGGCCTTCGGGCCTTCTCTGCAGGACTCAATATCCTGCACAACCAATCCATCGTTACGACACCATGTTAACCGTCGGCAAAGAAGATCTTGACAAAGCTATTGCGATGTTTAAGATCGATGACTATTACATCAGTTGCAAGACGAGTGAGTGTTACCTTCATTGGGTAGCACTTACAGAACAAGCACGTGAATACATCGATGCATACTTTGAATGTCTCGATGTATTGATTGATGGTCAGTGGGTGGATACCTACGGTTCATACGAACAAGGTAACCCTGTTTCACTCCCTGACCAAGACTACATTGCTTGCCGTTACATCCTAGAGACCAACTGATATGAAGACCATCTACTCCATGGGAAGAGGCAAGTACATCACAATGGATTCTTATGGTGAGTCTCATGAGAATCGCCGTTGGTCTATTGCCATTGCTCTCTTCTCCATCATCATCGCCACCATCACCGCCAGTTCACTGCTAGGTGTTGATATGACGCAACTCAATCCTCAACCTATCCAGGAGAAAGTTAATGAAGCTCGATGAACACATCCAAGTTCTCGAAGCACGCATCGATGCATTAATCGATAAGCTTACTGAGAACTACAACAAGAACTATCACAGCAACGACCTTGTCTTTGATGTTGTTCGTGGTACGAAGTATTACAAGCTTATTCAGCGTAACCTCAAGCGTAATGGCTTAGGTACTGAACATGGCAGTGTCCATGCTTTTATCCACAGACAATCAGGTGCTGTCTACAAACCTGCTTCATGGAAGGCGCCAGCCAAACATGTCCGTTACAATTTGCTTGACGACGTATCATATGAGACCTGTCTGCATAATGCCGACTGGGCAGGCGGCTATTTATACATGAAGTAGCACCAACTAAACTGGGCATCCACATAAGTACGTGGTGTAAGCCCCAGGACAACTGCAAACCTTACTCAACTCAAACCATGAGAGACCCTAACTTCATTGATGAGCAGCGTAATGCTGACATCCTTGACGCAATGGCTGATCAGTTCGAAGAAGAACAAGAAGCCATGCGTGAAACATCGCAAAGCGATTGGTCCCTTGTTGAAATCGACGGTCAATTCGTTGGTTTCAATGTTACAAATACAGAAGAACAATGGGACGAATACGATGACCAGGCCTAAGTACACACTGCATCAAGCATGGGATGACGGTGACATTATCGTCATCTTGATCGCAATCATTTCAATCATCATCTCGGAGTTTGCATCATGTCTTACATCTCAGAACTCAAGAAGTTCTACCCCAACACCTACAAAGCCCGATACGCAATCGGAGCCTACAAGCAACACAAGCATTACGAAGAGCAAGACCCAACGGTTATCACCATCCACGAAACGACGCTCAACTACGGCGGTCCAGAAGAAGGTGGATGGTGGTACCAAGCAGGATACCCAGTCCTCAGCCACTGCATCTTCTCCAAGAAGCAGGCGATCCAAACCTACGTCAAGTACTTCGAAGAGTACGAGATCGAAGGTCAGCCCTCTCTTGGAGATACAACAACTTACTCGAACATCGAGCTAAGTTTTTCTAATAGGTATGCAGAGGTGTACCCTAAGACCCGTCCACACTATTGCTAAGTCATGCCAGCGACTGCAACTCCATCACTTACGATCAATCAGCGTAATCTCTATGCATACTTCCTGAATCACAGGAAGAAGTATGGGAAGACGCCTTGTTTTGTACCAAGGATTCCTGTACAGAACTCAAGGCTTGATCAATATCTCAACGCCTTAATCAAACTGGAACAATACGGTTTGATACGCGTTGAACGATGCAGTGATAACTACACTGGTTGGATCATGACAGAGCCCAAAGTCGCATAACACCATAACACTTGCGTAGTATTAGATGGCACGTAAGAAATGCCAATACATGCCAATACTTTAGTCATAGCCTCAATCCTGGGCAGCACCTACGTAATTACGGTGTGTAAGTCCCAGGCTTTACCTCAACCTCAACTCTGAACAACTCATGTCCTACCCTGAAATCAACTGGAAGAAGAACGAGTACCACCAACTACAAGAGGTGGTCAATCTCCTCAAGGCAATCCAAGAACGTGAGGGCAAGCGTCATCAAATGGACGAGCATCTCACTCCGCATACAGCAGATGTTGTACTAGAAGTGATCAGTATGTTAGAAGACGAGATCGACTACGATCCAACACCGAATGAACCAGGAGAGCCTCCCATAACAATGAATGAGATGCACACTGCTGCATGGAAAGAACACCAAGCCATGCATCGGTAACAGCCAGTAGGGCGATTAGTACATACGTACTCACCCCCTCAAACTCCCCCGCTGGAGTACCAGGGAATCCTTGGATTATATAAGACATACTTATGTCCTAGTCCTTTACATCTCTGGTAGACTTCCCTTGTTATCTCAACTCAACATTCATTACTCACCAATGACTGAATCAAATCTTCCTCGTATACCAGACTCTCTGGATATGCAAAGACTTCAAGCTATGCAACTTGTTGCCAAGATGAAGGAATCTGCTGAGAAACATGGCATTGGATTCATTGGTGGCTTTATTGCCCCCAATGGAGAGAAATTTGTCATGACAAATATGGATGACGAAGATGCCAATGCACTTATGCCTGAAGACCTCAAATGACTCAACAACATCCCGTTATTCCAACAGAGTACTTGCTTGACGCTTGGCGTCACCAGTACAATCAGTTAGGCAAAAGCTTCAGTGAACTTCTCATTGAAGCTGCACAGTGGGGTGCAGATATTGAATTAGAAGAATGCTGTGCATTGTTCAAATCTAATTCAGTATGTGGCACCAAGTTCCAACGCGAATCTTCTGTGCGGGATTTGCGCAATAAGCGTAGACCTAAGCCGAAGCAAACAACATTAACAGTATCAATTACTGGTACTGAAGATGAACTTCAACAACTCATTCGCAAACTCAAAGATGACCGACAAATCTCCATTGAATTTTGATCGCACTGTTGCTGGATTTAACATCACAGAACATGGGATCAAATCGTACAGCAAATCGTTCCAGCTTGGTCCGTTTCAATTGACACTTAATGCTCGTCAGTCTGGCGTGCGTGGATCACTCAGTCTTCCAGGCACAGGAGTTAGCATTCCAAACATTAAGATAATCTAAAGAATCATGGCAATTAATCTTGACCGTTACGAGAAAGAACAGCAGCTTATTCTGAAAATAATGAATGCTGTTCACAAAGATCCAGGATGTATTGAAGGTTTTCTCAATACAGCCGTTTGTCTTCTTACTGAAGAAGAATTAGAAGAAGAGATAGATCTCTGGAGTAATTAAAGATCTGGGCATCCTTATGGTGTAAGTCCCAGATTTTGTCCACCTACTCAACTCAACTCATGTCTGCAGTAACTGACAACCTCAACATGTTTGACCGCATTAATCTTGCTGCCTGCGCAGAGCGCAGAGCATCGGCAAATGTGTTGAATTCAAAACGTTGGAATGGCGAGTACGACACAGCACGTCTGTGGATGAAGTATCGCCTTGTCAAAACAACTACCTATTCCTACGTGGATGACAACTGATGACAGTCCTTGCAATTGAACACACTTCATTCACTGACACTCATGTCACAGTTACAGCAGTTGTTGACGAAATGCGCTTGCTCTATCGGGCGACTCGCTTCGAACCTGAAGAGTGGGCTCCTGCATTGTGTCAAGCAACTATCGAGTTGGATCCAGAGGAACCAATCCCTCTTGATGAAGATGGCTTCTGTGCCTATCTTGATCAGCTCGATCCTCAGTGGGAACTTGTCGAGCGTGACGATCTAGACTAATCAACCGTCCTGGGTATGACGTTAAACTGCCTATCCAACTACGAACTTACTACGAACTCACCATGCAATTTGCTCTTCCTTCCAACCTTCAAACCGAACTCTTGGCTTATGATCCAACACTGAAGGTGTTGGCTAAACAGACCAAGGCCAAGACTACCAAGAAAGCTAAGTACCCACTGGGTAACATTCCGCATCTCATCCCACATAACGTGGTGCGTGAATCAGATCAGCAAGCTGCGATTGATCACATCAATCAACAGCAAGCACCAGATCGTTACCGGGTATTTACTAAACCTATTACAGCAGCAACTTTAGAGACCAGATTCAAAGTCATTGCCATACTGTATCACTACGAACAGGTATGGTACGCAGCATGGCTTCCTCCCAAGCAGGAAGCTGATCAATATGTGTATGGCCATGCCTACGCATTCAAGAACACAGCAGCTGCTGCCAAAACTGCACCAAATTTCATTTGGAACAGTAAGGACAAATGCATCGAGCACCCAAGTGATCGTGGTGCCCAAACGTTTACTTATTCAATGAACATCACCAAGGGTGATATTGAATCAAATGAAGGTAGTGGCTGGCGTTCCTACCAATGGCAAGCCTTTAATCTTCACTGCCAGAAAGGACGCAATATTATTGATTACGCAACGCGTCAATTTGAATTTAGTTTGCGAGAAAATATTCCAACATGGTCTGACTCCCGTGGATTGTTTGATCGACTGCGTTGCAAGAATATCTTTGATGCAGCTGATATGCCTCCGATGATTACCAAGTGTCTTGATGTAGAGCAAGGCTTAACTGTTGATAACTTACTTAATGCAGCAATTGAATTTAACAAGAATCCGAATTTTCCATCATCAACGTTTTGTGTACTGGAAAGAATCAAGCACATTATTTCTAAGCCAGCAATCAAGAGGTTGCTGCAAACAGAGCTTGATCGCTGTACACTTGCGTACAATGACCCAGGCAACACTGAACGCAAGCCAATTACTCAAGGCTTCAGAACATTTATTCATATCATTGATTCGATTGACTGGATCAACAGGCTATGGCCTGACTGCCCACTTGATTACTACCAAACTTATTATAAGGAGCTCCGTTACATCAGACTTAGTCAAGTACGTACAAGCAGCATAAGCACCAACTCAAATCAATTTGTTGGTTGGTTACGTAGGCACATGCCTGTTGCATCGTTGTTTACAATGCTGCGTAAATATCTTGAAACCTATACACTCAAAGGTGTTGACTCAGAGGTTGGTTATCCACGCGTTGGATTCTATGAACTGAATGACACATTCTCCATGGCAATCCGTATCCTTGACCATGGAAATGAACTTGCACCACCCAAGCGATGGCGCATCAATGAGTTCCATGATTATGTGCAAGCTGAGTCTTGGAAGATCCAGAATCCCAACGAATCTTTGCGTCAAGATCTATTCCCTGAACCCATCAGGGTTACACGCAATGATCAAACCTGGTCATTCTTCCAGCCTGTTGACACACATCAACTAGCCATGTGGGGCCAGGCTGTACGCAACTGCGTCGGATCTGCATCGCACTATGCTGATGACATCAAGAAGCGTAAACACTTCATTGTGCTTTGCATGATTGATGGTAAACCTACATTCACCATCCAACTGGTAGTTGACATGGGCCTGATGTCTGTCAAGCAAATTGCTGGTGTTGCCAACCAGCGACTGACGGATGAGCAGAAGGATCAGTACAGCGATGCCTTTAAACTGGCTTTGCAACAGCGAGAATCTCAGCTACAATCTGCCTGAGCCCGCACGGTTTACCAGCCTTAGCCTCGATACTAGGGCTGGTTTCTACCAATGACTAACTACACCGATGAGCAACTGCTTGCCATGGCTATGGCAAATCTTGGCGAGTACATCCATGACAACTCACCTCACTATGTATTGATTGAAGAAGATCCTCGTAATGAGGATGATTACGATAGCTGGACTTACGGAATGGAAGTCCTACCTCAAGACCACACTTGGCAGCATGCGTCAATTGACGTAAGCGTAAGCCCAAGTGATGCGAACATGGCGGAATAGGTAGACGCTACGGACTTAAAATCCGTTGACCTTTGGTCGTGAGAGTTCGATCCTCTCTGTTCGCACCAACCCACACTTAATTCAAAACCATGCAAATCTTTGCTGCTTTCAAACATCTCATCCCTGAGTTCCATGCTTACTCAGATGAGGACAAGCGTTACAACATTGGTGCTACTTGGACTGCACATGATGGGCTCCAGGACTACCATAATCTTGAGCTCCGGTATGTCCATAACTCTGAACGCCTTGCGCTCCAGGGGGATCCGCAGCCTGATGGAAGCTGGCGTTATGTAGAGCCCAATGGTCATGTCCATACGATCAGCCCTGAACGTGCCAAGCACTTCATGGATCAGACCCAGGCTCATGCCTCAATCATGCTCAGCATGCTTAACAAGCTAGAAGAGTCTGGCATTATCAACCCAATAGTGGACACACAGGCAGAAGCAGCCTAGAGTTCCACGGGTGGATTGTTGGCCCCTGCGCAAGCAGGGGTTCTTTCTTATGACACAAACCAATTCTATTGATCTTGACCTTGTTGACCAAGTCATTGCACTAGTTCCAGATCAAGCCTGGACTCATCTGAGACAAGTGATTGTTACAACTTTAGTTGACAATATGCCTGGTTCAGTGCTTCAGCGTTTGACTGGTACCTATGATGACTTTGATCGAGCAGAAAAAATTCTGCTTGATTATTATAAAATTCCTTTTATGCAAAAAGAATTAATTGTTGATTTGTTTAAAATCATGGGCTCAGTTGATGCCCTTGAGTTTTTGAATTCAGTACAACTTGAAACATTTTTAGACAATGAGATGTGCACAATGTGATTCAACTCGTTTTGATGTTGATCGCACACACCGTGACACTGCCGAATCTATTTTGCGTCAGCGTAAATGCGTTGATTGCGGCTACAGAACATTCACACTAGAAGTTGAATTGCCACCTAATGCTGCACAACATTCCAGAGGCAAAGACAAGATGAAACGTTTGCCTGGTTTTTTGCGTGTTCATTTTTCTTAACAATGACAACTAAACGTCAGTACACCTACGCCATTGGTGATCGCGTAGCAGAGCGCCCTAAAGCTCATGGAATCTTTGCTGTACGGCAAGAAGTTCGTGAGCGGATTGAGCAGTATCGTTCACAGCGTTATGGCACAGTGGTCGGTATCAACCTGAAACCAAACAAGACTGGTGCCAAGCAGAAATTCTTGCTTGTGAAGTGGGATCACCTTAAGTCACCCACTGAACATGCCCAGATGCGCATCTGTCCTGCCGATCAGCTTCAGCGTTTACAATCTGAAGGCTATGGATTTGAGGTGGAGTAATGGATCATAGAACTAGTATGATTCTTCAAGCTATTGCATGGGGTTTAATTTTTGGAATATTTATTGTACTTTTTATTGCAATGATCTTTGATACGCCAGAAACAACTAAGGAGAAATTCAAAGTTGTTGACAGCTACAAGGGTTGCGATATTGTTCAGTACAGTGACCCATCTCAGCGCTACCAATATTTCCTGCGCTGCTCATGAATAAAATTTGTACTCGATGCAAACAATCAAAATCAATCAACCTTTTTCCCTGTGTATCTAAAACAAATAAGAAACCTAGATCACAATGCAAACAATGTTGTGCTGAAAAACAAAGACAAGTTTATGCAAATAAACCAGAGCAATATCGCAATTACTCTAGAAAACGGCGCGTTAAATATAACAACATACACAAAAGAAAAGCTAATCTTAAAACATTTGGTTTAACGATTGAAGACTATGAAACAATGTTGCAAGCGCAAAATAATCAATGCGCTATTTGTGGTACAGTGCAGTGCACATCTGGAAAGAGGTTGGCCATTGATCACTGCCATCTAACCGGTATAATACGTGGGCTTCTTTGCCTAAGATGCAACCAAGCAATTGGTAAGTTTAACGACAACTACTTTCTTCTACAACAAGCAGCCGACTATGTCTCAGGTCAGATTGGTGTGGGTCACCCCAAACGCAGAAAACCTAATAGTAGAAATGGCACGAGTGTCAAATCCCAAAAATGCTAAAAACACTGAAACTGCGCCAAGGCTTTTAAAGTATTTGATTAAACACAAACATTTCTCGCCGTTCGAGATGAGTAACCTGTGCGTTGAGATTGAAACCACGCGTGCAATCTCACCACAGATCCTGCGCCATCGATCATTTAGTTTCCAGGAATTTAGTCAGCGTTATGCAGACACCAGTGAGCTTGGCTCAGCTGTTATTCCTCATCTGCGCCGTCAAGATCACAAGAACCGTCAGAACAGTATTGATGATTTGTCTGCTGATGCAATCAGTGGTTATTATCGCCGCATTAGCAAGCTGTATGAAGACGCTGAACATCTCTACCGCGAGATGGTTAGCAACGGCGTTGCAAAGGAATGTGCCAGGTCCATCCTGCCACTTTCGACACAGACTCGTCTTTTCATGAACGGTACAATCCGGTCGTGGATCCATTACCTACAACTTCGTGAATCAAATGGAACTCAATTAGAGCATCGTGAAATTGCTCTTGCTATTAAAAAGATTTTTTGTGCAGAGTTTCCGATTATTGGAGAGGCTATTTGGGGATGAAACCAATACAAGTAAATCTGTATCAGCGTTTTAATCGCTGGACTGTTATGGATCCTACACCTGTCATAAAACGGTATGGAAATAAACATGCCAATGGCAAAGGTAGACCTGTGCGTAGTTTTTTATGTAGATGCGATTGTGGTACAGAACGTATAGTAAGAGGCGATTATTTACACAGAGAAACCAGTAAAAGCTGCGGCTGTCTTACCAAAGAAGTTGCACGCATTAAAGGCAAAAAGCAAAAGACAAAAGAGTCTTATCATAATTTATTGTTTTGTACTACAAAATCTAATGCTAAACAAAGACGCCTGTCTTTTGATCTTACAAAAGAAGAGCATTTATTTTTAATAGAACAATCTTGTTTTTATTGTGGAGCTATGCCTGCTATGCCTACAAGTAAACAAGCAAAACGAACTGGTGTACCTTTTCCTCATCATGGGATAGACCGTAAAGATTCAGAAGCTGGCTACACAAAATCCAATTGCGTTTCATGTTGTAGTGTATGCAACTACATGAAACATACATTGACAATTGAACAGTTTATTTCGCAATGTCATTTAATTATTGAGAACATGACTCAGGAACCCAACTCGAACACCGAGAAATTGCAGGAACAATTAAAGGAATCTTCTGCAAAGAATTCCCCATCATTGGAGAAGCAGCCTTTGCAGAAGACTGATGAACTAGACAAGTGGCGATCAGAAGGTCGCGGCGCTTTGTTTTTTTAATTCAGTGGTGGCATGCTTGGATTCCACATCCTTGCGTGCCATCTTCTTTCGTTTGTCCACCAGGTAAACGATCAGTGCTTTGTTCATTTGATTTGACCTCCAGTAACAAATGGAAAGTAGCAGATGTTACGGTACGTCAGGCACAGCCAGGGACGGTGGACTAAGTTCCACCATGCTTTATCTTTCTGCGCTTGTTCCTCTTGGTTGTATTTGCAACCACGATACGTTAGAGTCATAAGTTCTGTATCTATTGATACGGAAAGTATATGACGATTGTTGTATATGATGTCGTTCGTTATGTAACACAACTCAAAAGTTTAATGAAAGGTTTTGCTTTAACTGAACAACCAACAAAGTCGGCAGCGTATTGGATAGCTGTCTACGCCAAAGACAATGAAGATGAACCCATTGATGTTTACAAGAAAGTTTTGTCATACAAACCAGGGCAAGACAAAGAACTCTTGATGATTCGTCACTGTAATTCAGTGATGAAGATCAATCAAAACATATGGGAGATGTTGGTTCACCAAGGACCAACTGAAATCCCAGACTCTGGTGACCAAATTGTTTTGCGTTTATCTAAGGAGAAGTTCAAGGGCTCTGCTCAAGTAAACTGACTAGTCATTACCACTAATCACCCATGACACAAGAACATCCCATCACCCCACCGCCGGAGCTAGTAGAGCAATGGTGTGAACAGCTTTTTGGCTGCCCGGATAAACCAGAAATCGCTGCGTATGAACTAGTACGGCTAGGTGCCGAATGGGGCGCAGACCAAGAGCTAGAAGCGTGCTGTGAGTGGATCCCCAAGTGGACACCTTGGGACGCTGATCAACTCCGCTCCCACCGCCGGCCCAAATCGCCGAGCTTGAAGGAGCAGGCGATGGATGAGCTGGATGGAATCGCAGCGGTATTTCGTATGTTTCACGGTGGCGATCTCGTATGCGACAAAATCCGCCGCGCACTGGAGGAGCTGCCTGATGACTGACCTCTCCCCCGACGCACAGGATATAGTTAACGCAGCGGTTGAAGCGGGTGGTGGATACGGATGTGCCACACCCGTGCTACACGCACGTCTTGCCGCTGCCCTGCAAGCTGCTGCGGATCAGGTGGTACCGGAAGTCGTAAATACTGTTGGAGATGAGCATGATGACGCTCGTCGTGACCAGTGGGTTCGCATCCGGTGCAGATTCCTCGCCATTGCCGCTGAACTTGAAGCCCAGTCGTCACTTCTCTAATCAACCATGCCAGTAACAACCATTAAACGCTGTCAATCTGAACCCGAGTGGTGGTGGACAGTTGAAGACTGCTTTGCTGAGTGCGACGTGGAGCCCGGCTCTGGCCTCACCATCAAGTATCACGACGACAACGATCAAGTGGGTGAAATAAAGCTAAGCCTTAGCAAGGCAGATGCTCTTCTCATTCGTGATGCGATCAATCAGCTTTACCCGCTTTCGTAGCCATTACCACTAATAACCCATGACACAAGAACACCCCATCACCCCACCACCGGAGCTGGTGCAGCAGTGGCTGGAAGAGCTGTACGGCGGCCCAGTTTCTGTGATTAGCCCATTTGATCAGCGCGTCCTTATAGCTGCCACCCAATGGGGCGCAGACCAGGAGCTAGAGGCGTGCTGTGAGTGGCTGGTCAGCGAAGGGTGGTTCAAATACGAACACGAGGCTGTGGAAGATCTCCGCGCCGCCCGCCGCCCCAAGCCGCCGAGCTTGAAGGAGCAGGCGCTGGCGTTGCTCAATCACGATCCGGCAAACCAGCCTTTCCTTAGCGACAAGGGCATAGACACCATTCGCCGCGCACTGGAGGCCCTGCCCGATGACTGACCACCTCACCTCCCGCGCCCAGTGTCTAATCGAAGAGTTTGAGTACGGCGAAAGCGTTCGCGAGGGCATTGCCAATGTGCTGCTGCACCTTGCCGTCACCTGGGATAACTACAGCGACGGTGACGAGTACTGGCACGGAGTCACGACTGACACCCTTGAAGAGCTTGCCACTGAACTCACGGCTCCAACCCTGCTTGATCGCGCCTTGGCTGGGGATCGTGCTGCTGCGAGACAGTTCCTGCAGGAGGCGGGCTTTGTTGACGAACACGGCCAACTCACTGCTCCTTATCGACCCGACAATTTCGATGGCTAAACCTCTCTCCCCCGCCGCGCAGGCGGTGCTGCGTGCCGATGCCGGAGCGCGATGCGTCTCTGAATGGGCCTCTGTGAACGATCCTCCGTGCCATCCATCTGACAACGGCTGGAATGGTTGTTTCGATTGCGTCAACCGTTCCGCTGTTGCCGCCGCCCTGCGAGCTGCTGCGGATGAGGTGGTGCCTCTCGGCTATGAGGACGTGTGGACCGACGGAAAAATGCTTCAGTACGAAAAGCGTGATCCCGTCCGCGAACAACTTCTTGCCATCGCCACCGAACTGGAAAACCAATGACTGAACTTTCACCCGTCGCGCAGGAGGTGCTTAATGCTACTGGCCGCAAACCTTGGTACAGGAATGACGACATCGCTGCCGCCCTGCGAGCTGCTGCGGATCAGGTGGTTCCAGCACCACGTCTTCCGTATGATTCTTGCTGTGATGTAAACGCAGCAGCAATACGCGCCGAACTTTTGGCCATTGCTATTGAACTTGAAACCCAGTAGTCACCTTCTCTAGCGGACCTGAGCAAGTCCTTAAACTACTCATTAGTTTTACTTATCATTCAGTTCAATTCAACACCATGAAACTCCTCAAGTTTTCTACCGGCAACGGTAAGCTCAAGAATCGTTTGATCTTTAGCCTGCCAGCAGGGTATGCCTGTCCACACGCTGGGGTTTGCAAGACCTTTGCTGAGCGTACCACTGGTGCTATCACCGATCTGCCTCAGTACACAGGTGTGACAGCAGAACGTGACTTCCGTTGCTTTGCTGCCATGGCAGAAGTACGGCCTAACGTCCGAGAGGCACGTTGGCACAACTGGGATCTGCTGCGTGAAACCATTCACATGAATGGGAACCAGGCTGTGCTGTTGCGTGATCTGATCGACCTGTCACTCTTGATGCACCCACCAAAGAAGCTGGTTCGCATCCATGAGTCTGGTGACTTCTGGACAGAGAACTACATGAAGGCTTGGATCATGGTTGCCCAAGGTCGGCCCGAACAAAAGTTCTATGCTTACACCAAGTCCCTTGGGATGTGGTACAACCTGCGTGACATGATCCCATCCAACTTTTATCTCACTGCATCTCACGGTGGGACACTCGATTACTTGATTGACAAGTACCGCGACGTGTTTACCAGGGTTGCTCACGTTGTGTATACAGAAACACAAGCCGCAGAGCTTGGTCTCGAGATTGATCACTCAGATGAGTTATGTTTTGGTACCAAGCCTTTTGCTCTTTTAGTTCATGGCTCACAACGAGCAGGATCAGAAGCAAGTAAAGCTCTTAGCAAACGAAAGAAAGAAGGAGGCTTTATTGGGTATGGAAAGTCAAATAAAACCTTGCATTAAATGCGGTAGCATACGGCGCTATCCACCACGCCCTGGTACAAAAACTGGGGCATGCATTGATTGCGCTAATGCAAGAAACAAAAGATGGGAAGACAAAAACAAGGAACGTGTCAAAGAAGTGCAGCTTTCGTATAAGATGCGCAATCTTGAAACATGGAAAGAAAGTAAGCGTAATTCAGCTGCAAAGGAAAGAAAGAATAATGCAGAAAAAACAAAAGCACGCAGACAAGTGCGTGACGCTATAAAAAAGGGAATTCTCTTACCTGTATCACAATGTTCCTGTAAAGACTGCGGTGTAACAGCTTGCGACTATCATCATGAAAATTACCTATTACCTTTAGAAGTTATTCCTTTGTGTCGTGGTTGCCACACGTTACGTCACAGGAAAAAGAAATAATTCTGTAGACGCTTGCGGATCAGGTGAAATCAGATATCATCGATCTGACTTTCATCTGATCCATGTCTTACGTTATTGCTTGTATACGATGGGGTGTACCACATGCTATTACAGCCAATGGTAGAACCAATCAATTTGAGTTAATTCCACTAGACTCTGAAGTGGCATTAAGCAAGATCTTTTCTCATCCGTATCGTGCGGGTGCACAGCAGATCTTGACATGGATTAACAAAAACGATGAAGACCTCGCCTGTAAAGAACTCCAAATTTGTGATGAAGCCCAGTTCCGCAAATGAAAAGTTTTTTGTATTTGATCTTGAAAGCGATGGGCTTTATGACAAAGTAACAAAAATTCATTGCATTGTTCTCTATGACATCACAGGACAACAGACTTTTAGTTACGGGCCTGATTGCATTACTGATGCTGTTGCTCATTTGGCAACCGCTGATGTTTTGATTGGGCACAACATTATTTTTTATGACATTCCTGTTCTGCAAAAGCTGCATTCATTTGTCAGTAAAGCACGCATTATTGACACACTTATCTGCACTCGATTGATTTGGCCCAAGGAAAAACTCTATGACCTTGACATCCAACAATATCCGCAGGTTCCAAAGAAGCTGCGTGGATCCGCATCACTTAAGGCATGGGGATGGCGTTTGGCCGATCATAAGATCGACTTCAAAGACTTCTCCGAATATTCTCAGGAGATGTTGGACTATTGTATCCAGGACGTTGCAGTTACAACAAAACTCTGGGAACATACAAAAAACCAAAACTATCCTGAACCAGCGCTTAAACTTGAGCATGATTTTGCCTCAGCAATTAATCGACAAATTAGAGCAGGTATTCCTTTTGATGTGGATGCAGCTCTTGATCTTGTGGATGATCTCCGAGCAAAGGAAAAACAGCTTGAACATCAGCTAAAAGAAATCTTTCCACCAATTGAACATCGAACTTGGTTTACTCCAAAAGTAAATAACAAAAATCGCGGTTACATCAAAGGAGTACCATTTGAAAAGGTTCGATACGAAGAGTTCAATCCTGGATCTCGTGACCAGATTGTTGATCGACTCAAGAGCAAATACGGATGGGAACCTGAAAAAACAACTGAAAAAGGAAATCCAGTCCTTGATGATGAAGTATTAAGTCAGCTGCCTTATCAAGAGGCTGGTCCTTTGGCAGAATACATGCTTGTAAAAAAACGTCTTGGGCAAATTATTAATGGAAACAACTCTTGGATCAAGTTGGTTAATAATGACAGCGGTTGCATGCACGGTGACGTTATTACTAATGGTTGCATCACTGGTCGCTGTTCTCACAGATACCCAAATATGGCTCAAGTTCCGGCGGGCTATTCACCTTATGGTAAAGAATGTCGTTCACTATTTCATGCGCCCCAAGGATGGGACATGATTGGTATTGATGCCAAAGCATTAGAACTGCGCTGTCTTGCTGGTTATCTTGCACTATGGGATGAAGGTGAATACGCAAGTGTGGTAACAAATCCAGAGATTGATATCCATGTTTATAACCAAGAAAAGTTTGGTGTTGAGACCAGAGACATATCAAAGCGTTTACTTTATGCAGTTCTATATGGAGCAGGCAACCTTAAGGCTGGAACCATTGTGGATCCGAATGAAAAAAATGAAGATGTTCTTCGTCAATTAGGAAGAACTGCAATTAATTCATTCATGAAAAGCGTGCCTGCACTTAAAGCATTAAAAGAACAGATTGAAACAAACATTGAATCACGTGGATATCTGATTGGACTAGATCGACGTATTCTTTATTGTCGTTCTGCATTTAAAGGATTAAATGTTTTATTGCAATCTGCTGGCGCAATACTTATGAAACAAGTTGTTATTAACATCAATAACAATATTGAAAAGAATTTGGGTCTTGTTTATGAAAGAGATTGGCAACAAGTTTTGATGGTGCATGATGAAGTGCAACTAGTTTGTAAACCTCAATACACAAAACAAATCCAGTTGCAAGCTATGGAGGCGTTCCCGCAAGCGCAGAATTTCTTTGGCTTCCGCTGTGTTATTGAAGGCGACTCTCGTGTAGGATCCAACTGGTCCGAAACGCACTAGAGCTACGTCCTAAGCATGACGTTAAACTGCTTTAACACCATCCATCTGATCTGATGAATTACGTTGATGCATGCGCAATCCTGAACGAGACTCCTCGTCAGGTTTACACCAGTCCGACAGCTTTTAGTTATTGCGCTGAAGTTGTTCTCCCACCAGTTGGCACTAAAGCTCCCACCATTCTTAATCTCAATGTCTACGGAAAAAGCGGAGACTCATTCAAAAGTCTGCGCAAAGGAGAAAGGATTTATATTCACGGCTCCAAGCTACGGTTTGATCTTGAATCAAAAACGCATTCACTACATGGAGGAATTATTGCACAAGTTACTGAATCATTCCCAGTCTTCAACGATGTGATCTTGACGGGTCGCTGTATTAAAGACATTGATCAAGATGACGCACGTGCATTTAAGACCACACCAGATGGTCTAATGATTGCTAACCAAACCATCTCTGTTAATACAGGCCGCAATCAAGCGGACTTGTTTAACTTCTACGCAATTAACTCTGCTCAAGATAAATTTAATCAAGCAGAACTATTGGTCAATATGACCAAGAAGGGGACAGGTATTACGATCCGTACCCGTCTTGTTACAGATGCTTGGACTGATAAAGAAACACAACAACGGCGCAGTCTTACCAAGTTGCAGCTTGTCTCTATGACACTTGCACCTAAGACTAATGAGACTCAACCAAAATCTGTAGAAGCACGAAACACTGTTGCTTCTGACGATAATGTTGCTAGCCTATGGGGCGGCAAAACAGTTGAGGAAGCCAGTGATCCTTGGAACGCTGGTCCCAACGCAGGTCTTCCTGATCTCCCTGGTCAGTACGGCACTGCACCTGACTTTAACGACGAACCTCCATTCTGATGTCAACTCAACCCGAAGATCAGTTCACTCTCCTTTATGAGGATGGAAAACGAAAGGTATTGCATGAGTTCCAGTGCATTGGGACAGATGAAATTGTTGATGAGATGATTCATTTCCTGCGTGGTATTGGTCATCTTGAACTCAATATCATTGAACGCATGCATGAGATCTCAAGACAATATCTTGAGCTATATCAAGAGGGCGTAACAGTTGAGCTGCCGCTCCAACAAGATGAGCTTGAGGAAACAAAATGATTTCCCGTCCTCTGGTATGACGTTAAAAGGCCTGTCTTTGACTACGAAACAACCATGATTTCTGCCATGACCACCAAGAAAACATCTGCGCTTACAACCAGAAGCCTTGATTCTTTTAAACTTTTTCAATCCAAAGAATTTGTTTCGGGGTACCAAAACCTCGTCACAATCCAACCTCTCAATAAGTCCAAGGTCAGAGGTTGGTTCGTGCGGAAGTCAGACTTGGACACTTGTGGATGGATCGCAACTGAAGATCAATTTGCTAAGGGTTCAGTTATCTGGGACTACAAGCAAACTTTTGGTATGGCTCCCAATACTTCAATTGAAGAAGGACTCAATTTCACTGAGCCTCGTTTGCAGATCCTTTTACGTTCTCCCCTCATGGTTGAGGAAACCACAGGGATGAGACAGACGATTGGCACCTTTGAACATCCAGAGGTGAAAGAAATGTTTGATAACGACAAGCTAGCCGCTGATCTTGCCAATAGCAAAGGTGAGATGTACAAGCGTAAGTACAGCGTGCGTACCAAGTATCTTGTTTACATCTTGACTGAAGATAACAAGCGTGCTCACAAGATCCCCATGGTCTTGACGCTTAAAGGCCTAAACGGTACTGATGTATCCGATAAGGTCAAGCTATACGAAAAAGAAATGTCCAAGTGCCTGAGCAAAGCACTGGACTCTGAGGTACCACTGGCATTTAACGAAAAGTTTTTTGCCACCACCGTGTTTGTTCCTGTACTCGCTAATGAGATGCGTGGAGCAAACAACGTGGAGATCTGTGCTATTGAATCGTTTGAGATTCCTGATTACAGCTCTCAAGATGAAGCGATTGCATCTCTTAATCGCCTCAGCATTCCCGATGAAGATCGTGAATCAACCTGGAAGTTCCAAGAAATGTTCAGTGATTACATCAACCAACATGCAAGACAGGATGCACAAAAACTTGGTGGTGCTTATGGTATCAAAGAAGGGGTTGAAATCTTGCCCGTGTCTCGTACTACGGACGCAGTTGATGTAAAAGCATTACCTGCTCGTGATCCTTTGACTGGGGAAGACGATAGCCTGTGATTAATCCTTGATGTCTTGAGGCTTGTATGAGTAATTTTCTTGCATAAGCTCCATTGCATCATTGACTAATCCTTTGATTGCAACTTGACGTGTAGTGGCGATCTTGGTTAACAGGATCGCCATTTCTTTTAATTCACTCATTGAACTGCAATCATTAATACTACGTATCATTTTTTCTTGCCAGAACATATCTTCTGGTGACATTTCAAATTTCAACATGTTATTCAATTGGCTACTTTTATTTTACTTAGTCATTTAAACTTGATTCAAAACATCCAATTGTGTTAAGGATTACACATGAAACAAGAAGACAAAGCAGCGCTTAAGTCTGGGGGATTAACATTCCTAATCGGTGGCTTACTTGCTATATGCGCATCAAACCCTGTAGTATTGGGTGCAGCAGCCTATGGGGCCTACAAAATGGGCAAGGCTGCAAAGCACAAGGTGAAATCTCACCTGGGTTCCAAGGGGGGTTCTGATTACGAGCCTGATCTTTTCATCTAACTCAATCCAATTCAACCAATGACCACTCAACTCAACACAGAACTTAACAGCGCACAACAATGCATCTACACACGTACTAATCTGTGTCGTGCTTTCCAGGACTTTGATGACTCCGAAATCTCTGGGATTTATTTGCGAGGTGATGATTGCCTCGTGGTGCGTCGTGATGGTACTGAGCAAACTTACTCACGGGAAATAATTAAAGCGACATATGTGACTTACACTAACCGTTTAAAAGATTTCTTTTCTTACCTTGGTCCTAATTATCGTGGCCCTAGTGTATGGCACAACAATGCTTACATTATGTTTAAGGGCTGGAACTACACACATGCACTCGGACACCTGACTTCTAATGCAAAACTACAACAGCACTGGGCAGATCGATTCATTCATGTATCAGACATCGCAAAGATCACAGCATTGCTTCAGTCTGACCAGACGGACATTGGCCATTTGGTTGCACCGGACGGGATGCGGCTTACGAATAGGCCGATTGATATGGACGCTGAACTGGACGATGGCTCCGAACAACGGGCCATGTTTGGCGAACCTAGCTGCTCATGCGGGTCCTTTCAACGTCAGCTCAGTAACCTATCTACTTTCCAAGAAGAGATCCAAGGATTTAAACCATGGTGCATCCATCTGACTTGGTTCAACAAGTACAGAGAGCTTCTCTGCAAACGTACCGAAGCACGTAATGCAAGCCCCAGTGGTACACCCGAAAAATGTGTGGCTTGGTGGTATGCACCTCCTAAAGATGCTATTAGCAATGGACGTTTTGTTTTGCTTTATACCAACCAAGGTGCACAAGCTCCGTTGACCCATTGGCGTACTTACAAACCAAATGAAGTGTTTACTCAGCACCATGCATGGGATTTGTTTTTCAATATGATGGAGGCTGGTTACGTCCCATTCCCAGGTACCTCACTTCCTCAACTCAAGGCTGCTATCAAAAAATGATTGATGAAATTGATTACAAAACTGAGTATCAACGCATTGCCTATACTGTGGGCAAGCAGTTTCCTGAATGTGAAATCACTACACTTGATATGGTAAAACTTTTAATCCATGAAAACAACACGCTTCGAATGGCCCTTAACATTCCAATTGCTCGGAATGTACTTTGGCGTATAGAAACGGATAACAATGACTGACGACATCCTTGAATACGCACGTCAACTTGCCATGCAACCACGCACTTCATCAATCCCTGGCGACAAATGCTACGACCTTGAGATTCCAGAAGACACTCACTGGGAACTTGTCAAGCTAGCCGCTGACCTTAAAATGCATTATGAAGACTATGCAATCAACGTACTCATTGGCCATGTGGAATCTGAACTGGATCGAAAAGCTAAAGATTGAATGCATTGATGAAGAGGATGGCACAATGACTATTCGCATTGATTGGGATGAAACAGATCCAGATTTGGAATACTGGACATCCCTTGGTGAAGAAGGTCAAAAAACCTTTATAATTGATGCACTTTACAATGCTCTTCAGTGTGATGTCGATTGATTCTTACGGCTTTTCTTCTGAGCAATACACCGAGTTTTTCCATAAGAATGTTCGGTTTGCTGCCAAGCTTTACCTTGATACCTGCAACATCTTGACAGGTGAAGGAGTCGGTAATGTTGACTTCAAAACTGTCTTGGATATGTACCAGGAAGCTGTGTACACCACCAATGATGATTGTCGCCGGTATCAAAAAAGCAACAACCCCGAGGCTGTAAAAGACGCCGAGATTTATGGTCTCGGTCCCACCAGGGAAGAATTAATGGAAGAAATCCAATCCGTCAACGCCAAAGTGGAATCCCTTGTTGACTATATCAGTAACTTGGTCACCATCACCACAGCAGGTCTTGAGGGTATTGCTACCACCCTTGATGACAAGGTAGACTGACCACGCACAAATCCTGCAGGGTCGCCGTCCTGGTCATGACGTAAAACTGACCACTTACTTCAACTTCAACTCATGTTTGAATCCTTACTTGCCACGGTACTTCCGGTGATAAAAGATTTTCTTTGGGCAGCGGCAGGTATGCTGCTGACCTATATGCTCAACAAAGTTCAATCTCAATTCAACTAAGCCATGACTCAAATTACACAAGCTAAACTCAAAGAACTAAACGTCATTAAACTCTACGAGCACTATGATGCTCTCGAAAAGTCTTTACCTCTTCTCACTCCTGAATCCCAGGAATTGGCTCAGGCAGAGCTTGAAGCTTGCGCCAACTTACGGTCAGAAAAAATTGATCGTATCTATTACGCAATGGCGTCACATGAAGATGCGCTCGAACGCATCAAAAAAGAAAGTGATCTTATTACACAAGCCAAGCGTCACCACGAATCTCAGCTGCGGTCGCTCAAAAACCTGCTAAATTATTTACGTCGTGTTTTGCCCTTAAACACGAACAAAATCACAGGCCGTAACTATCAGTTTACCCTTGTTAAAAAGAAAGAGCTCACCGTTGAAATCTCCACAGATCCGGAGTTTTGGCACACTGACGAAAGAAAACGTTATTGCGTTACAGAAGAAATCACCACAACCAAACGAGTTGTGTTACGTTCAATGTCAGGAGAAGTTCTCTCAGAAAGAACCGAACCAAAAACAACCACTAAAGTCCTCCCTAACCTCGATGCCATACGCAATGCCTATCAAGAAGGACAGCAACTCCCCAGTGGAGTTAAGGTCATCCAAGAATATTCAGTCCGCTCCAAACGAATCTTCTCAGAGCCAAGCTTGGATCTGGCATCATCCGAGTATCCAGGAGAGCTTCTACCAGAAGATTCCAGCGCCTCTTGACACAGAAGACGCTCGTATCAAAATGAGCTGTCATGAACATGCCATCAAAGACTTTGATCTTCAACTAGAAATGAGTGCTCTTCAAATGGAAATGCTCATGGAAGATGGCAAAGTTGTTCCGTATCAGATAGAAGAGTACGAAGACCTAGAACAGAAAAAGCTAAAGCTGTTGTTGGGTAAACGCTTCCACCAAAATGCAAGTAATGCATATTGGTATTGGATCCAGCGAGAAAAGTCTGGTAAATAACTAGCCATACAATAGAAGAAATAGCAGGAGTCTTATGGGCGGGGATCCAGTCCTTAACAAATTGATTGCTGGGTTTACCAACGATGGGACTCCTTTAACTGCAACTATTGGCTCCAAGATGGAGCATGGTGTTGTCATCTTGACAGCAGCCATGCTTGCTAATGAAAGCCTTGCTGCATCAATGGATCCGACCGAAATGGTTGATGCGGCAATTAATTATTATCAAATTATCCAAGAACGGCTAGGTTATTACCAGCAAAACCAAACACATTCTTTAGAGCGTTTACTAAAAGACTAAATCCTGTTAAGGTATTGACACCTTTCAATCAAGGAATGGAACCTGTCTACACAACCAAACTCACGGTGTCTTTTGCAATTGACCTTGAGGTAGAGTACAACTCTTTTGGTGGCAAAACTGTAGATGAAATTGCAGAAGCACTCCAAGACGATCTAGATGATCTATTATTTGAACTCCCTCATGTTGAGGGTGTCTACACCAGTCTTACCAACCTAGGATTCAATGACTGACGACCTCGTAAAAAAACTTAAAACCGCAGGTGCTTTTGACACCCCTTGGTTAAAAGAACAGCTTCAAAACTGGAACGTTGTCTCGGAACAAAAGAAAGCTGACTTCATGGAGCATATGTACAAATGCAGCGGTCGGACCAATGGTCTGTATACTGGCCTTTGGCAAAACTTTTGTATCCGTGAGGCCGGTCCAATCATGCGTGAGCGGTACTTTGAAATGCTAGAAGCTGTTCGTCTATACGAGGAAAAACAGCTTGAATCTATTTCTTAAGGTTTACACTAAACTAACACCTGTGTTTGGGCGTGCCACCATAGTGGTGCGTCCCTTTTAATCATGGACTTTACCAACGAACCCATGGATGCCATCAAAGCATGGCAAGAATGGTATCAAACATTTAGCTCCACTGATCCAGAAATTACAACGCCTGTGACAGTGACCGATCTTTTAACTGAATCCAAAGCCAAAGAATTTTATTTTGAAAAAGCAAAAGAACATTTTGCTGATACACTTGCCGAGTTTCAATATGAATTGACTGGTAAAGAATTATATAAAGCATTTTATACAGCTGTGGTAGAAAATGTAGAAGCAACAGAAAAAGAATACAAGAAAACAAAAGAATTACTTGACATGCTTCGTTATAACAATGGCTGACAAAAAAGAAAAGAAGTATCCTAACTGGATTTGCCATGAATGTGGCGTGGCTTATGGAGGGTGGTACAAAAAAGGGGCCTACATAGGTCCCAAGCTGCACTATGCCACCGTCCATCAAGGAAATTGTGATCTCTGTGGAGCTACTGATGTTCCGGTAACAGAGCCACGGGATTATGGCTACCTAAGGGCTAGGTGGAAAACTGAGTTCAATGCTAAACATGAATGAACAAAACCCTGATTGGCATAAAAATACACTGCGGTTAAGAGGTGCACCTCAGTGGATTTGTGATGATTGCGGAAGACGTTATGGAGAATGGTATAAAGGCAAACAATATATTGGGCCAACATGTTATTTCATGTTCCAACGCTTGGGCAATTGTGACATTTGCGAAGGAGAAGAGCTCGTTGTGGCTGAGCCAAGGGATTATGGTCACCTATGCGCCAACTGGGACATGGTAAAACTTAAATACTTAAATGATCTAAAAAATGTCTAAACTACAATGAAAGAAATAGATTAAATAACAATGCCTGTATATAGAGAGTCTGGACAAAGCACTTTGTATGAAGTAGTAAAAGTACAGACATGCAGCGGTCAGCCATTAGAAGTAACTACTGCAAGCGGATATCAAGTTACTTTTACGACGGCTGGTTCGCCTGCGGGCGATGCTTTTGGTCGTGCACGTGTATCAGAACCTTTAACTCTATTTGATTCCAGTCATCGCTACAGCGACAATGGTCTTTGGGCAACATCTGCTGCAAGCGGATGTGATGCAACGTTTAATGCAAATGCAGGATTGGTAGAACTCAATGTAACAACTACATCTGGTGCTTTTGTAAAACGAGAGACCAAACGAGTGTTCTCTTATCAACCAGGGAAATCGCTTCTAGTTCTTTCTACGTTTGCAATGGCTCCTGCTAAAACCAACCTGCGTCAGCGGGTTGGTTATTTTGGCGCAAATAACGGTCTTTACTTACAGTTGCAAAATTCAACACTTAGTTTTGTTGAAAGGAGTTCTGTTACTGGATCTGTTGTTGAAACTATTGTTAATCAAAGTGATTGGAATATTGATAAGTTAGATGGAGAGGGACCTTCTGGAATTGAACTAGATATTTCTAAATCTCAAATCTTGTGGATGGATATTGAATGGCTTGGCTTGGGAACAGTGCGTATGGGGTTTGTAATCGGTGGTCAATTCATTCACTGCCATTCGTTCCACCATGCAAATCTTATTGCTTCAACTTATATAACGACAGCTTCTTTGCCGCTGCGTTATGAAATTGAAAACTTAAATACAACTGCGTCAACCAGTACGCTAAAACAGGTTTGCTCTACTGTTATTTCGGAAGGGGGTTATGAACTGCGTGGTAAACAAAATGCGGTTGGCACACCAATTTCTACGCCACGAGATCTAACTGCTACCGGTGTTTTTTATCCTGTCATCTCTTTACGTTTAAAAGCTTCTCCAAATCGCTTAGACGCAATTGTTATTCCAACTGCTACCAGTATCATGGGTGTTGGTAACAATGGTTTCTTTAACTGGAAATTACAACAAGGATGTACTACCTCTGGAGGATCATGGGATACCACCAGTAGTGGATCTGCAGTTGAATATAACTTAAGCGGTACAAGCACCAGTGGTGGGAGTACGCTTGCTCAGGGTTACATTGCTTCTACTACACAAGGCAATACACCCATTGATATTCTAAAAGCTGCGTTGTTTCAATTCCAATTGCAAAGAGATAGCTTCACAAGTACACCAGAAGAATTTAGTGTCCTTGTTGAAACTAAGGTAGCAGGCGATGATGTTTATGCTGCCCTTGATTGGGAAGAAATTTCTCTTTGATAGACTGGTACAACTGGTAAAAAACTATGTATACTCCTGGTCCTCAAACGCAACAACCACCCCAAATGGGGGTGGAACCACTCAATACTGGGGTGGCTCCAGAGCAGCAGGCCAAGCCTAAAGCTCCTGGTAAATCAAAGAACGGTGATGTCGGGGCCTTCATCCAGCAGTGCATCTCCCTTGCCTCCTACCTCAAGGAACTTCAAACACAGTCCCACCTCATTCACCTGAACTACGAGGGGTCTAACTTCCTCGGGGTGCATGCATTCCTTAAAGACCAATACGAAGCTCATCTGGAACAGTTCGATACGTTAAGTGAGTTCATTCGCAGCATGGACTACTTAATGCCCATGTGCGCCAGGGGATTGGCTGATGCCGGTCCTGGTATCCAACACGTTACCAGCTACAAGGGCACCGAAATGCTTGCGGTGTACTATAAAAACCTAGAGGAGCTGGGCATGAAGACCAAAAAGCTGGAGCCCATTGCTGCCAAGGTGGGTGCCATTGATATCCAGAACTACATTGCTGATCTCTGTGGTCAAGCCTTTAAGGCTGCTTGGTTTATTAAAGCTACGTTGCGGAATGGTTGATGGGAGAACTTTTTCAACAATTTTTAAATCGTGCACAACGTAGTTACGGACAAGTAGATAAAAACTTATTTGGTGGTTTATTACCTGGTGGCGCCGCTCGTCCAAAACCAGAACAACCTAAATGGAAACAAGATCTTGGACCAACTAATACAAAGCAAGGGCAACCATGGGCTGGACGACCTGGACAATTTCGCAATAGTTGGCAGCCTCTTAATGCTATCGACGCAATAACAAAAGCAGGTGCAAGTCCTTTGGGTCTGGCACAAGCAAATCCAAATGATATTAAATTAGTTTCTAACTACTATAGCGCAAATCCACAAGTCGCCAATCAATACGATCTAAGGACAAATTTATTCCTTCGCTATATGTCTGGTGCTGGCACTAAAGATCTTGAAATTGGTCCAGAAACTGGTCGTGAAATTTACGATGTAATTACAAAAAGCCATGAGCCTATCCAAGGAATGAAAAACTGGACAGATGGGGCTGCAATGGAACGTTTGTACGCTGCATATGGTCAAGACAGCGGTGCATTGCAGCGTCTCGGCAAAGGCCATGTACCTGTGCGATACGACAATGATTTCGGAAACATAAATTATGGTAGAACAGAAACTGCTTTTGGTCTTGGGCAGTTTTGGGCAGAACCACAAAAAGACAATTCCTACATTGTTTCCGACAAATACGACTTTTTCTATGCACCAAAAGACAAAGGTGGTACTGATGAAGATACCAATAAAAGACTTCAGGATGCTACCAAAAATAAAACTATATTAAACCCTGTGCAAGCTGGAACAAAATTACTTACAATGGGCGTGGGTACGCCATATCCTATTCGCTTACAAGTCTACCCAGATGGACGAGTTGAGCCAATCAATGCTCGTTAATTAACCCAGTGCTCAAGCCTATGGCAATTACAGCATAACGGAATGCATTTACTAATCTCTTCCTCCACCCTGCTCCAGGCGTAGCCATGGTTCACCATGCTGGAGATGTTGTTATCCTTATCTCCAATGTGATGAAACTCTAAAACACGGTGATCATCCAACCCACACTTCTCGCACTGCAGAGTCTTCTTGTACTCCAGAAGCTTCTGTCGATTCTTGTTGATGCGTTCCTTGGAATCTCTCCAGGGCATTCATAGTTTTTATTCGTGTAATTAATATAACGCTTTTATTGGAATTGTTGATATCGGAGATGCAGAATTCGAACCTGCGGCATCTGCTCTATTTAACTTTTTGTTTTTTTAACTCTCTTTGCCTTTTGCTCGCCTGGCTTTTTGCTGTTTTGCATAAATCACACCGACATCCATATTTAGAATACGACCAAACTGTCCCGTGTGTTTGTCGTTTTTCGTTGGTCCAGCCTTTCCCATAACTTCCTTCTTCTAAAGTCTTATCGTGATGACAGGGTTTACAAAGTAACTGACACTTTTTAAGCTCTGCCTCCAATATATCCCAATGGGTTGACCACTTGCAGCTAATATTAAAACTTTTGGAATTGTGATCTATGTGATCAATATGCAACAAATCAGAACATCCGCATTTAACGCAAACACCGCCAAGAAAATCAATCATCTCTTGGCGACGTTTTTTGTAATCAGAAATTTTTGAGACCATAAAAATCGGGGTGGAAGGTACTGCCCCTTCTCCTCCGCCTCCCAAAGACGGCGTGATACTTTTCTACTACACCCCGAGGGGTTCGATCAGTTTAGCAGATGCGCTCTGGCCAAGCTGAGCTAATCCCCGGAAGGGAGGGCGAGAGTGTCTGCCTACGTTCACCGACCATCGCTAGGGCTGTGTTACCACAAACTTAACGGTGAATCTACGATGCAGCCGAGGGGACTCTTCATTTAATACGACGTTCCTTGTCGTACCCTATCGGTCGTGCTGGAATCGAACCAGCTTTCTTGTGCATTGTCTGCCTGTCCTTACCAATAGACTACCGACCGTATAGATGGATGCAGTGTGACTGGCTTACCGACAATCGGGCTGTGAGTTAACCAGGCGTATCCAATCAGTGACTGCACCTCTATCTTGGCTCTCCTTCTAGGCTATCTGCCTAGCGAGTCACCCCAGGCCTTCGCGCTTGCCAAGTGGGTCCCCGGCGCATCAGCGGCCAACTGAGCCCCATCAAAAGAGAGGGGGAACTCATTTATTATACACATTCATTGGGTGTTTTCCAAAAGTAATCGTCACATTCACCCAGCCGTCCCCATTTGGGGGCGTGTTCTACATCAAAGTATCTGGTCGATACCTTAAAGTCTGGTGTCTTTAGGTCGTGGTTGGTGAGCGATGGATCAACCATTCGACAACGATTGTTGGGATAAGCGCCAATTTGACCGTTGTCCAAAGCCACAATGTTGTGGGACTTATGCTCGTCAGGAAATTCCGCAAAGTAAAAGTCCGGTTCGTTTCTATGTGGATGATAGTTATCAACTGTAAATAAGTATGTGCCCGTCATCACACCCTGCGTGCGTGTCATAACTTGGAACTGCATGTTAAAGATCAGATTCTTTTCGATGATCGTCAGACCATGATCAAATCCATTCCAGAACTGCAGGTCGGTTAGTTCCAAATCTGGGGTAGGTGCTTCTGGTTTGTCCGGATGATCAGGGTCCCACGCAAGGAATGCGCTGATGGGAAGCTTGTCGTAAAGGCATCCAAACTCTGTTAAATACGCTTCAAAATATAAAGCTCTACCAGTCAAGGATTTACAAGTCACCCAATATGCTGGCGTGTATTCCCCATACCCATCATGCAGATCTCTCAAATATTCCCGTCGAATCCACACCTTCACTGGCGGCACATTGGCTACAAGAGTCGTCATAAAAAATCCCGGTGTACTATGCCGGGATCATAGCTTCCTTCCGCGCTCTTGTGAGCACCACGTATTTGTAACGTGGAAAGGGTTTCGACTATTACCCTTAGAGCGGTATTGCTCCGCTGTCAGGATATCACAACAAGAGTGTCACTTTTTCTTTTTGGCAGCAGCTTCTTTCTTCTTGGCAATCATTTCTTTAAACTTATTGCGTGCTTCAGTCTGCTTAGCAGATGCACCACCTTTCCCTTTGGCAGGTACAGCAGCCTTCTTAGGAGGCACGGGTTTCTTTTTTTCCATGGGGATACGGAATCTTTGTTAAGTATAAATGGACTACTTATTCTTGTAACGTTTGGCGGCACGGGCAGCTTTACCTGCTTTCTTTGCTTTCTCAGTGTTTGGGATGAACTGTTTACCTTTGCGACTGCCAGCTCTTTTCTTTTGATCAGTCTCTTCCCGTTCTTCTTTAGACAGTGAGGCCCAAGCCTTTTCGGGTAGGTAGCGCTTGGTGTATCCCTTTTGTATAGCCTTGTCAATGGCCATTTTAAATATGATTCCAGGTCTTTCTTTTTATAATAGCCGAAATAGTTTTGTGATTTACATTAAACATTCTTCCCAGCTCACGCATGCCATATCCTTTGTTTCCAAGTTTTCTAATTTTTAAAATTTGATCCTCTACTAATTTAGAGCTGCCAACCTTGCTGCCAACTGCTGATTTCTTTTCTGAAGAATTCTCTTCTAACAGCTTCCACGTAACGTTGCCCGGTTGATAATTACCTTGATCATTAAACCGAGAAAGAACACAGCCTTCAGGTCTTTCTCCCATATCTTCTAAAAAGAATTCAAAACAACGCCACCGATCGCAAACAGTGATTCCAATAGCGCCATAATATTTGTAACTAACGCTTGACTTTAAAAAACAACGATCATACATTGCGCGCCAGCTGTTATACGTGGCTGAACGTTTTGTTTCTCCCCGCTTGCCTAAGCTATGACCGTGAATTTTTCTGGGCACTGCGTTGCTTTGCTTTTTTGGCTACTTTAGCAGCTTTCAAGCCCTTTTCGTATTCTTCTCGAGTGCTCCAATTTTCTTTGCCCCACTTCTCCAGGGACTTCTGCTTCTCGCCTTTACCACCTTTGTAACTACCACCCGCTTCTTTATACTCTTGCGCAACAAGCTGTGCCTTACGCGCAGACCACTGGCCAGGCTTTCCACCTTTGGACCCGGCCATTACACGGTCTTTAATCCGCTCACGTAACTCAGGTTTTGAGTATTTGCTATCATCCTGTGGCATCAGGATTATTCTTTCGTTCTTCTAGTATTTTAGCCCATCATTTGCTAGGATCCGTTCATGAAGACTACCCCGCTCCCGCCGCTTTCCTTTCTTGAAGATCTGCTTCAAATAAATCCGGTATCACCTAGTGGTCTTAGCTGGTGTAAAGCAAACGGTAAAAAAATAAAAGCAGGAGACTTTGCTGGCTGCCTAAATAAAAAAGGGTATTGGGTTATTGGATTAAAAGTAAATGGAAAAAATAAAATATTAATGGCGCATAGAGTTATATATTTTATGCATCATAAAACAAATATTGATCAACATATAATTGATCATATTGATTTAAACAAAGCAAATAATTGTATCAATAATTTACGGCTAGCAAACTTAAATGAAAACAAATGGAACCAAGGCAAAGCAAAATTAAAAGCAACTAGTAAGCATAAAGGGGTTTATTGGTGTGCAAAAAACCAAAAATGGATTGCTACAATATGCTGCAATGGAAAAAGAGGTGCAATTGGATATTACAAAACCGAATTAGAAGCTGCACAAGCATATAACGTAAAAGCATTAAAACTTCATGGGGACTTTGCAAGACTCAATCAGATTTAAATTTTTCTTCTAATAATTTTTTCCACTTACATGGTTGAGCATTCACAGCCCAATTCCTTGGAGGCTCTGGTATCACAGACCTCAACTTGTAAAAGTATTCTTCTAGGCGTTCCTTGTCGGTTTTACTTTGCCGTGTTCTCATTTTTTTTCGAGAAATGGTGCATTAACTCATCAACTTGTTCAATGGATTCCAGGCGGCAAAGAAGATCGGCAAGCGTGTTAACAGTTAACGGATGTTCGGTGCGTGCAGCAAATGCGAGAGCATCGCGCAATGCATTGGCTGCTTGATCGACTGCTTCTTTAACCTGAGTAGAAAGAGACATTTCAGATGCGCGGGGTTTACGAATAACAGGAATGATAACCATGTGTCTATCGTAGCAACTAATTTATTGTTGCAAGATAAAACAAAAGAAGTGTTGGGTTAACTCACCAAGAATATGCGGTTTACTCGTACTCTTCTTCCCATACCCAACCAATTTGGTAGTCATCAAAGACAGGATCAATACCAAGAGACTCCATAAGTTCGTAGATCAAACGGCCTTTGCCTAAACGTCGACCATCTGGTGCTGTAAGGTTGTCGTCCACTACGATCAACGTATCACTTGATGCTAAGAGGTTTTTGGCGGCAAACAATTCCTTAAGATGGTGAGCAGCAGGAGCCCAGTCGTTGTACCAATCTTGGATGTTGTACGAATCCAAATAAAGGAGATCAACCTTTGTATCCAGAAGCGCTAGTGTTTCTACTGAATCCCCACAGATAACTTGCGTATATTTGGTGTTGTTTTTTGCCAAGGCGCAAGCCTTGGGGTCAATATCAATAGAAATAACTGTTCCACCTTTGTTGCATTCGATAAATTTATCAAAGAGAAGGGTTGAGCACCCATCGCCTGCATAGTTGTTTTCTTCTCGATATGTACCTGTTTCAATGATGACAGGATCATCAATGCACAGCAGGTAATCAAAAATTTTTTCAAAAGTCTTTTGACGGTTCCCGAGTTGGGGTCCGATCTTTTCCCAGTATTCTTGCCAGGGTGCCAGGTCTTCGTAAGTGTTCACAGATCAGTTCTTAGGTAAGGAATTTGTTGGTCCCGAAGCTCTTGCTCATAAGCATCGGCTTCAATAGTTTCGACATCTTTAAAGACCTTACCATTAAAGATACCAGTGCGCCCGTCTTCGTCTACATCAAAGTAAAAACGAGTTAAGTTGCATCCCATGGGCCAAGTTCCAAAGTAGAAGGAATGTAAGGGTAAGCATTGCTATTCTCCCATTCACTCGCTCGGCATACCACAAGTGGTCGTCTAGATTTGTGTGTCGTTTCCAAAACTTAAGATCTGGGCATTCTTCGCAAGCCCACTTAACAACTGCTACAAAAATCCAACCAAAGCAAGAAATGTAGCCTTGTATACCAAGCCAAAACTTGTTCATTGACGAGAAAGTACTTCAGTAAAAAAGAGGTAGGCATCCATGCTAATCACAACAAGCATGGCGCCAAGGATTGAAGCAATTGCGTAGTTAAACCCGTCCATTCACAACTCCTTGACAACTGTGTTAACTTATAAATAATACACAAAACTGTCGATGGTTGCTAAAATTGAAACAAGCGATCCATGGTCGCTAAAGTACCAAGAGCAACCAGAGTTAATGCGGGAGCTAAACAGCCGTCCCGCCCGAATTACAATCAATGGTAAGCGTCATTATCATACGCCATTTGTAACAGGGCCGGCGCCCAGTGTAACAACTATCCTTTCGGAAACCGCATCAGAAGCAAACAAGCGAAAGCTTGAGATGTGGTCAAAGAATAATCCAGGTGTCAAGGAGCAGGCTGCAGAGCGAGGTACAGCCATTCACTATGGCATGGAATGCTACTTAAAAGGAGACAAAAACCCTGAGATACCGGAGGAATATGCTGAGTTTTGGCAGGGAATGCCCGCAATTCTTGACCAATTTGATGAGATCATATGGGCTGAAACTCCTCTGTTAGACAAACATCAATTTGCTTTGTCAGATGATGGAGTTGGTCGAGTGTGGGGACAAGACGAAGAGGGACGCGCTTGGTCAGGAAGTCCTGACATCATTGCTGTCGTAAACGGGAAGTTAACGCTAGCGGATCTCAAGACAAGCGTTAAACCCTACAGTAGAAAGTGGCCAAAAGATCTTGAGAAGGGCTCCCAAGAATGGAGGGATTTGCTTGGTGGTCACCTTAAATTCAAAAAATGCCTAAAGCAGCTCGCAGCTTACGACTTGGGTATTACCCAGACTTTAGGCATGAAAGTACAACAAGCGGCTGTTTTAGTTTCAACGCCTGTTCGTACCCAAGTATTTAAAATATCTAGAAAGTACTTGGACGCATTACATGCTGATTGGTACGCCCTGGTGACAGAATACTATACGCAAATCGAAAACTGCGGTCATTATGACGCTGATTTAATCTGAAGGAGCTAAGTAGGGCAATAGAGCTACGTGCGACTTGGTACAATGGTCTCATACAACCCCAACGGAAAGATGGAGTGCAGGAAGCGCCTGGCATGGACGATCGCATGTGAAAGGGCAGTGGTCACCAAGGAGGATGCCGTTGATATTTACAACCGTTTAATGAAAGAGTTTTTGTCTATTGATAAGAGAGTTAAATACAAAGAAAGTGAGTCCAATAAGACTCAACAATCTTAATAGTTTTTTGGTAAGCGCTCTGGGTTGGGAGCCGTAGGATAAGAAGACGCACAACAGGCCCCTCCCCATGGACATCTATGTCAGCTTGGGTGAGTGGATAAATAGTCTCATGAGTCGCATGGATAATGCGATGGATGGGGACTGTTTTTATCTGCCCACACTAATGCATCTACATGCTTACACCATTGTAAAAAGGGACTTTTTCCCAGACCGAACCTTTAAAGTAGAAGTTAAAAGTCGAACGGAAGTATGACAAACCAGCACCAACAATCTATTAAGCCCGGCGAAATCCGTCTTGATTTAATTCCGATCGATTGGCCGCTTACCCCTCTTGGGGGCAACAAAGATCCATACATTCAGGGGTGGCAGAACAAGCCGTTTACAGTCGATGAAATTGAAAAAGAACTTACCACAGGTGACTGCAAAGCAATTGGCGTCCTTGGTGGTCCCATCTATAATTTGCCTTATGGTTTGGTCTGGGTTGATGTTGATGGACCAAGCGTCTACAACCTTATTGAAGAACTCAGCGGCTTACCCCTACAAGACGCGCTGCCTCCCACCCTTACCGTCTTCAGCGGCAAAATAGGAAGAGAGCGCAAGCTCTACAAACTGCCAAAAGAAAAACAACAGCACTTTCTGCGGAACAAATACGCTTGGTTTGCTGCTGAAAACAAAGAAAAACTAGAAATTCTTTGGAAAAAACACCAAGGTGTTCTGATGGGAGTCCACCCAGAAACCGAAGGTTACCACACGGGTGAAGGACTTGGTTTTGAATGGGCCGATAAACTGCCGGAAATCCCAAGTTGGTTGTTGACACTAATCATTGGTAAGAATGTCAAGCTAGGAAAGCCAGCAGAAGAAACCTCTCGTTTTGTTGGTGCAAATTTCGCTGTCGTTACATCGGCTGGTTTAGAGCGTGATATTCAAACTGCATTGGAAGCAACATGGGCAATGCCTCCAGAAGCAGCTGATGATTACGATATTTGGATCATCGTTGGTCAAACGCTCCATGGATTGGATGATTCATTGCTAGAAGAATGGGATAAATGGTCGTCTCAATCGGATAAATACAAAGAAGGTGAGTGCCATCGACGTTGGCTTTCGTTTAGCAAAAATGGCGGTCGAGGTTTAGGTACCTTGATCCATACCGCAAAACAACAAGGCTGGATACAAAAACAAGACCATAAAGCACTGTCGGTAGATGACGAACTTTTAGATAAAAGTGCTGAAGTCTGCAGTCAACTAGATCAAGAAACTTACCAAGAAATGGAACAACTTCTCCAGGTCAACCAAATTGAAAACGTTGCTGGTCAAAGCGGCAAAGTAGAGTGGGCTGAAAAACCAAAATCAAATAAAAAGAAAAAAGAAAAAGATAAAACTAAAGCAGACAAGGATTCCCAACGTAATCCTTCCTCCGACAAAATAGCAGACGTTCTCTTTGGAATGTATGAAGGTGATTTGCGTTACAGCCAGACGCATGGTCAGTTTTTTGTATACGCAAGAAATACTGGTCTCTGGTCACCGCTCACCAAGGTTGAGATGTTTGGTGATATTAGAAGCAAGATGAAACAACTTGTTGAGATGAAGTTTCTGCCCGCAGGTTTTAGCAGCAACAAACTCAATGATATGTATCTGCAACTGCAGAGCATGGTTCCATTTAGTGATTGGTATGACGGCTCTGATTATTTGCTGTTTACCAATGGGGTGTTAGATGTACAGGCTAAAGAACTTCTTCCTTTTAAGAAAGAACTTTATATGACGCAGCAGATGCCTTATGAATATGATCCTGCTGCAACATGTGAAGAAATTATTAAGTGGTTGAAGCATACGCAACATGGCAACTGGGAACGTGCTCAAGTTCTCCGTGCTTGGCTGCGTGCAACACTGCTTAGCCGCTATGAAATTCAAAAGTTTGTTGAAATTGTTGGTCCAGGTAAGTCGGGTAAATCCACCTATGCCAACATTGCGGTTGCACTAGTCGGTAAACAAAACGCTTATTCGACAGACTTTGAAAACCTAGAGAAAAACCGTTTTGAAGCAGCAAGTTACATGGGTAAAAAGCTCCTGCTGTTCCAGGATGCTGATCGATGGGGTGGTTCTGTTTCTAAACTAAAGGCCATTACAGGTAACGACTGGATTCGTTCAGAACGTAAGTATCAGTCGGAAAGTCAAGATCCCTTCCAGTACCATGGGGTGGTCATGATTACTGCTAACGAAGCAATCCAATCAACCGACTACACATCTGGTCTTGCCCGTCGTCGTCTTACCATTCCATTTGATCGTCCTTTTGAAGGGGGTCAAGCCGAACAACGGGAACTAATTAAGTTTGATTCCAAAGGGAACCCGCAGGGTGTTTTTGCTCCTCTTCTGCCAGGGTTGGTGAATTGGCTTTTGGATATGACAGAGGAAGAAATGCGTCTCTACCTGATGGAAACCGGTAAGCACGTCGACTTCTTCCAGAAGTATGAAAAGATGCAAAGCCTTCGCTCTAATCCTCTGTTGGATTGGATGGAGCACAACCTTGTCTTTGATCCAAATAACAGTTGTCAGATTGGTTTTTGCAAAGCAAACCCCGGTGGAGGTGCTAATTACTACAACTGGAACTCTTGGTTGTACCCCAACTACGCTGAGTTCTGCCGTAGCTGCAATGTAGGCACAATGTCACGCAGTCGCTTTGAGCCACTCTTTTTGGATATCTGTAAACACCAGCTCAAGATCAATGTCTATAGCAAGAAAAACGTCAATGGTTTGCGTATCTTTAATGTTGGCATGAGAGACGGAAATCCTACCAAGTACGAAGGGTATCCTTCCATGGTTGAGGTGGCTTCGAATCCTGAGAAATATCAACCTTTCTACGGAGTCAACCCATCTTTGTCTACTGGTGCGAAAATGGAGAATATTGCTGAAGAACTGTGAGCAACGGTCGCCATCTCATCTTGGATCTCTATGATTGCGATCCAGGGATCCTTGATGATTATGAGGAGCTCCAACGCTTGTTGGAAGCTTCTCTTGTGATGGCAAAAGCTACTATTCTTCGGATTATTGGTGAAAAGTTTAAGCCTCAAGGAGTTACGCTCCTTGCATTACTGTCGGAATCACACGCTAGTATTCATACATGGCCTGAGATTGGATACTGTGCAGTAGACCTTTATACATGTGGTGATACTACAAATACCCATAAAGCTGCTGAGTTCCTTAAAAGTAAACTCAAGGCAAAAAACGTAGAAGAAAAAGAACTGGTGCGGTCAACAACTTTGCTTGCTTCTGTATAGTAAATCGAGAGTATTTCGATTTACCTTGACTAAAAAAACAAAGATCCTGTGGGTTGCAGATTTTGCTGCCATGACAGGTTTTGGTCGTGTCTCTGGTGCTGTGTTGCCCAGGCTGCGGGACGACTTTGAATTTGTAGTGCTTGCCTGTAACTGGCATGGAGATCCAGTAGAGGAGCAAAAAAAATTCAAGATGTATCCAGCATCTAACCGATTCCAGCAAGCACCCTTTGGCGAAGATCGCATTCGTGAAATCGTCGAGCGGGAACAGCCTGATGTTGTCTTCAGTCTTAATGATCCTTGGATTGTTTCTGAACAATACCGACGCATTGAAGACTTGCATCGCGCAGGAAAATTTAAGTTTGTCGGTTATCTCACCATGGATAGCTACAACTGGCTTGGTGGAATTGATCCGCATATCAACGAATGGGATGCATTGATTGCTTTTACGGAATTTGGTGCTCGCGAATTTGTAAAAGCTGGTATCCACAAGCCAATTGCTGTGATCCCGCATGGCCTTGATTCGGAGGTCTTCTATCCCATTGATAAGGAAGAAGCAAGAAAAAAACTCGGTCTAAAAAAAGACATCTTTATTGTCTTGAACGGTAATCGAAATCAATTCCGCAAGCGGATGGACATCACGATTGCTGCCTTTGCCAAATTTGCGGTTGGTCGTCCCGATGCACAGTTGTATATGCACATGGGACTCAAGGACCAGGGCTGGGATCTAATGCCGCTGTTTGCCAGGGAGATGAGTAAGAACGGTCTTGATCCGAACGGACGCATCATCATGACCTCCAACAGCCATAACCCTCCGAACGTACCAACGGAGATGCTGAACTGGATTTATAACTGCGCTGATGTTGGTGTCAACACCACCAAAGGGGGTGGCTGGGAACTGGTCAATTTTGAGAACGCTGCCTGTCGTGTTGCACAAGTAGTGCCCGACCATACCAGCACCAAAGAGGTGTTTGAGGGTCATGGAGAGCTGATTAGATGCGATCACATCGATGTGGATACGAACTACGGACGTGAGATGCCATGCCCCTCTACGGAGCACCTGGTGGCCATCCTGGAAGAACTCTACGAGGACCGCAACAAACTCTCCTCCGTTGCCCAACGCTGCTACGACCGCGTCACCGATGTCCAGTTCTCGTGGGACACAATTGCGTCTCAGTTTGGCGGCATCTTTGAGGAGGTGACGAGCCAAGGGGCAGAGTCAAAGGCAGAGTCAAAGGCAGAGTTGGAGGCAGAGTTGGAGGCACCCAAGGCTGTATCCAAGAAGAAACGGATGCGACGCGGGTACAGTTTTGCCTGATTTTTTGGGGTATTCACCAAAAGTCCGGTGGTTTGGGTACAGTTTTTAGGTAAAAAACAGGTATTCACCAAAAGTCCTGAAAAGTGTACCTTTCTCCAGACCCCTGTCACCGCAGGGGTTTTCGCGTATTCAGGGAATCTATTCACTAAAAGTCCTGCAGGACAAATAGAGAATACCCCCCATTTGATCCCTAATAATACGCTAAGTTACACTTTTGAGTGAATAGATGAGTGAGCACTGGCAAGTTTGTGTCTCATTTGAGATGCGTAAGACAAAGGTGAGGGGGAAATGTATTCACGCAAAAGTGTAACTTAACGCTTTATATAAGATAAAAATAGGGGTATTCTCTATTTGTCAGGCCCCAAAACACGGGACTTTTAGTGAATACATGACAATTTTGTACCAATTAGCCTCCATCCCTGGTACAGTAGTTCCGTGATTACCTCTCGACATGGCGCGTGAGTACCGTCAGCTTCCGCTTCTGTGGGAGCTGCAGTCCCTCCTGGAACTATCTGACCTCACTCCCAGTGGTTTGGTGTGGAAGCAATCGTCAACACGGCATGCTGCCGGGGAGCCAGCGGGGAATTACAACCCACGCACCGGTTACTACACCGTTTTCTTGTACCGCATTCCTTACGTCGCGCATCGTTTGGTGTACTACTTGCGTACTGGTGAAGATCCGGGAACGGCGGATGTCATTCACAAAAATCCAAACGAAATGCCCAGGGACAACAGAAAAGAATTGGTACTAAAACAACGCATTCCCACAGGTAACGGCCCTTCTCAGCTTAAAAACACTTTTACAAAACGACAAAACAAAAATCAAAAGCAACTGTTACCTTCTTTGAATTCACCAACTGAATTCCGTTTTGTTGCGAATATTGAAGACTTATCAAAAGAAGAACTTGCCAAGCATGGTTACTATCGTGGCTACGTTTGTGTACATGGTCATACAATTCGAGATCAGTCGAAACATTGGTGTTATCACTGCGTACAGAAAATAAATAGCAATATTTGTGGGTTTGACCTCAACTATTTGGAACCAAAATATAGAAATCGATATTCCAAGCTTTGGTCAAAAGTTTGTGTTGGTGAGTTCCAGGATTGCTGGGAGATTCGCTTATCAATAAATAAACGCATAAAAATGCCTTCTTACCGTTCGTACTATTCGGATACCGTTACCGCAAATGTTACGCCGCATAAATTAATTTACCAATGTACCTGGGGGGATATAGGCAGTGGATTTGTTACTCGTGCTTGCCGCAACCCAAAGTGTGTTAATCCATTACATTTATTTTCTTCTTGGAATCGTTTACATCCACCAGCGATGCCAATGCCGTTTGTTATTGATTTTGATCCTAAAAAACTGATGCATTCGTTTAATTCTTCTGTTGATCTGCCTTTTAATCCCATCGTTCAAAGTCAGTTCAAAGCAACGATACAGCATCCTCATTTACTAAAAAACAACCTCGATTATGATGAAGAACAAATGTGTTATGTAGTGGGAGATGGCGCGTAATTCTGTAGGTCAACAACAAAGAACACAAAATAACCCTTTAAATTTAGGTACTTTTTCCTATACATCTTTACGGTATCTGAAAGGTTCTCTGGGACCTCAGTATAAAGTTGTTGGCAGATCAGACACGTCTCAACAATCAAATGGGGGTTATGGAGGAGGAACTTACAATCATTGGTTTGTTATTAAACTTGATTCTCCTGCTTGGATTATTGCTACAAAAGGTCCACCTAAACCGCAGTACATACAAATATCTGCTTACGATTTAAACAAAATTCCAATAGAAGGACGCTCTCTCTTTCAAGAAGACTCGGTTCCTTTTGGTACAAAACAAAATGGTGAAGTTTATTTCCCGTATTTAGATACGGTAATGGCTGCACAGTCAAGTTTATACAATCAGTTTACGCAGCTACGTTTAGATTTAGGAGATCAACGTTATTATCCTTTATCAAAAGGCTCTTATTTAATTTGTGTTTCTTCTACAAGAAATGAGCCCGTTGATTACGAAGTTGGTCTTGTCGTTGAGTTTCCAGAAACAGAAGTTCTGTTTGAGTTAGAGGATGATGATAGGAGTATTGTTCTTCAAGAATCTGGACAAGAAACAGCAGGTTTAATCAGCCCTGTGTTGACTGATGTTACGCTACCTTCTAATCTGTATGTCGCAACTGTAACGCCATTTGTAATTGGCTCAACAGGCTCTGTAACAGTTCCTGATACAAGCATTCTAGCTATTGGAGGCGTTGTTACTTCTACTGACGCTTTTGGTATTTTATGCGATGTTGGTGACGACTCTTATTTTGATACTGTACACGACCATTCATTGTTTGCATGGCAAACAGCTTGGAATGCTCAACACCAGGAAACAGATCGTTTCCCAGAAATTTTTGTACCTTTAACAAATAGACCATGACCTTTTTAAAAAAACTTCTAACTTTTTTTGTTGGAAAAAAACTTAAAAAATCAACCAATTTCAAGTATTATTGTGAACAACACCCCTCTGCTCCTTCATGCAAAGTTTATGATGTCTGATAATCAAACTCAAAAAAGAGACAAAGAAGAACTTGAAGCACAAACTTTGTCTTCACAGTCACTTGTGAATATTTCTCCGGCAACGGAAAAAGATTGGGAAGATTTTTTTGCAGTTCAAGAAGATATAGATACTTTATTTGACAGGTGATTATAGAATAAAGAAAGAGAGGAGAATTTATGCATCAACTTAATGATTACATCGAGGCACTGCTTGCTATTCACGCAGCAGCTTCCGCTATTTGTGCGCTGACACCAACACCCAAAGACGATAGTATCGTTGGTACTCTTTACAAAATTATTGAAAGCCTGGCCTTGGTTGTTGGTAAAGCGAAACAACGCTGATTAATTTTCTAAAGGTTGAAACCAGAACGTGGTTCCGCCTTGGCTTTCTACCCAATCTTTTGTTTCATATGCGTGATCTCTTGGTAGGGTCACGCATTTTTTTTCGTCGCCAATTTGCCAGCAAATATTAACTTTTTGTGGTTTATCTTTGTATTTTTTCACTTTAATAGTCCCATCGCACACGAGGTTTTCCTGGTCGAATTCCCAGGTGGACAAATCCTTTTGGTGCGCCCAGTCCTAATGAAAACGGCCAATTTCTGTCACACCATTCTTGCACAGCATAGATCCCAGCGCCTTCAATATAAAAATCTACGGCTCCCTTTGACGAAGTATCGTAAGTGTGCTCGCTGTTTTTCGCGCCACCTACTTGTGTATTGATGGGCTCTGGTCGGGAAGCACTGGTAATAATTAACGGCTTGCCACCAAACTGTGTACGAACTTTTTCCAAAAACAGACAAAGTTCTTTTGCTGTATCACATTGATATTGCTTAGTAAAGCGTCGTTTTTCTTGGTTAAGTGTTAACTCGCCGTAGGTAATATTAGGTGTAATTTTATAACTAAAGGGGCTCCAGGGATTAAAATTATTGCTCTGAGCGTTGATGGGATCTTGTTTTGCTCCGCTGTTTTGTAATTGACGGTCAAGAATCTGAATTAATTTATTGCTGTATTCAGGATCGGTTGCATACCCTTCTTTTACCAGGAGTTCACAACATTCATTACGTGACTGAGCATGATTAACACCTTTGAAACGGCCAAAGTCTTTATACCAACGTTCAACAAGATATGCGACACATGTTGTTAAATCTGGAAAATCAAGGAAACCAGCCTTAATTGTGATCCATTGACCGTTGATAAATTCTTGAGTACTAACTGTGGAGCCAGATCCTTTCAGGCCAAAGTAATTATTCTTACCTGAAGTGTGTTTTCCCCATCCCGATTCAAGTGCCCATTGGGCGCAAACGCATTCAGGAAATTTGGCACCTGCTTGTTTCGCTGCGGCATAAACACCATCCCAACTATTGTTATTGACGACAGCAGGTTTGGGCTTGGTGCGATATTTAGATGCAAAAATTTCCAGGGTCTCTTGTGTAAGAGTTCCCTGGAGCCACTGCCAGGCTTCAATTTGATGTTGTTCTTCTTTAAAAAACCTGGCAGCATCTGTGAGTTCTATAGACATCGACCTAGAGCTAATAAAAATAACTCTAGATCAGGTCAATAAACTTATTTTGGCTTTACATAGCCAATGCTATACGGTAATGGGGGCAATGGATCTGGCACGTTCCAGGGTAAACCTAACGCGTGTGTCGGATAGAGAAGTTCTTGCGTTCGCGCTAAAATGTCAGCCTCAATTGCTTTTACTTCATCTGCTCCAATAGCATCCCGACACCAACCGATTGCAGTTTCTTTGTGAATGTTTAAGTAAGGTATCCAATTTTCTTCTTTGGCTGGAGCAAGATTTACTACACCTGTTGTACTAATTGAGTGTTTACCTTCTTCTTGATAAGCAATCCAGTGTATTGACGTAACTTCCCCTCCTGGATAGGCACTGCTATCGGGGAGCTTCCTATCTAGGTTTCGAATACCCCAAAGTACTTTGCTCATAATTAAATCATTGCTTTATTTTTACTGTGATTAGACAGCATCTCCGCTTGCAACAGCATCGTCTGGGATAGCAATTGTGTCGTTGAGAGAAACTGGATCATTCCAATTTGAATAATCTGAGCTAGTTATATAAGCCGCTAATTCATCGGTTGTGTTAGTGGCTGTTATAGCAGAAAGCTTTGTTCCACATTTTTCACGGATGTCCTCACGTTCGGCTTTAATTTCCGGGGAGATCTGAACACCATTATCTGCTTCGCGAATCACCATCCAGTCAGTTGGTGCCAGGAGGCTGTTTGCCGTGTGACGTGTCTGCTCCGTCCATTGTTCCACAAGCTGGGTGTGGTCTTTAGGGATTAAATGTCCATCTTGATCATATCCCCAGTAGAAACGCTGGTCGTAAGGAGTGGGATCTGGTACTTCAGTAATGCCAATTGCGCTGCGTTCTTCCGGTGTGGCAAGACGCAACCAATTTGCAGGGTACTGAATACCAGCGTGAGTAAACGCCACGTCTGGCGATAGAGGTTTTCCGTCAAGAACAAACATATTTTTTATGATTTGATTCTTTCATTTTAACTTAATTTTGTTCACTGACAAGCAAAGTTAGCGGGCTCGGGAATACTGGAAGGGCGACTCCGCGAAGGCGGCGTAAATCATCGTATTCCCGGATTTGTTTATATCACTGCCGGTATTTGTCCGAACCTTAAAACCATTGGACAGTATGTCCACTTGCCATGCGTCCACTTCTGCATCAGCTTTATTCGCGCCCAGATAAACAGTGGCTGCGTTAGATGCAGACCTCGCAGTATCCCTGATAACCCAGCTATGGGATTGGTAAAGA